AACTTTCACCAGAGCAAATTGAACGTAAGGCAGAGGTTGAGCGTGTCGGTGGCATATACTACGAAGCAAAAGATATAAATAGTTTTATAACATTTTACGATGGCATCAAATAAACCACAATTCATTCGTCCGAAACACAAGATGGGAGAATCTGTTATGGTCAAGCAAACAGGCGCACTTGGAGCAATTATAAAGATTGAACCGTCTAATGGCAGCTATATTTACATGATGGAAAATGTTGATGGGGCTTGGTATGAACATGAGATTGAATCATGGAAACGATGATTGAACATGGTAGTTACATTTATTGGAATCAAATTATACAAACAAGCAAAATGAAAAAAGAAAAAGTAAGCAAGTTGTTGTTCTCAAAGAACAGTAAAAATCAATGGTCGTGGAGATTGATTTCTCCGAACGGCAAGAAAATCGCTTGGTCAGGAGAGGAATATTTGACCCGCGCAGGTTGTAAGAAAGGATGGCAGGCTTTGTTTGCGGCAGTTGAATCGGGACGATATAAGGTTGAGGGGGCATGACCAAGCACAAGCCCTACAACTTCCTAATCAAAGGAACAGTCTATCCATTCGACATACTTGTAAGCGTTGACGAACCCGATATAAAAATCATTGAAACATTACTGCTACTTGGCGTTCCTAAAGAATCATTTGACGATGAATTAAAACGAAAGTTATTAATGAAAGATACAGTTGGCGCAAGGTGTGTGATGTTAGAAACAAATCAAACTGTTATAAGAGTAAGGTCACAAAACAGCAGGGACAGGACGATACAAAAGTTGGTTCACGAATTATTTCATCACATGGCATTTTTATTTGACAGGATAGGAATAAAGTTAGTTGCTGAAACAAGTGACGAAGCCTTTGCATATTATTTGGAATGGGTTACGAGAGAGGCGTTATTGAAATTAAAATAAAAATATATGAAATTACATCACAGCAAACCCGTTATTAAGCAAATGAAGTCCGTAGGCGAACTTCTCGAATACCATTACCAGCTTGAAGCAAAACGAAAATCATTGAGTTATGAGTATTGGAAAGATATTGCATGGATTCGCAATTTCTATTCGCTCTATCAAAAACACATTGATAAGCTGCTAACTAAAATAAGTGAACTAAACACAAAATATTATATATCGGTTGACGGTGTTATAACAAACCCAGAAACACTTTTGCCCGGCATGAAAGAAGAAGATTATAATGCGGAATTGAAACCTTTTTTAAACGAAATGGTGGAGGTGAGATAGCATCACCATTCGATTACCTGCAATGAAGTAGATTCTGATGTGCCCATAAAGCTGCACAATAAAGTCACGGCATCGTAACTACGGCTATACTCGTAATATTTGCGGGTCGGGGCGTGAACCAATTTGAAATCGCACACAGGCTTAATTGTCAACGAATAAGATTCAATAGGGGAACAAAATATAACGAAGCGCAACTTTTCGTAGATGTCGTTTGATTCATTTACTAAACAAAACCTCCCTTGATACTTGCACCTGCAAAGATTGTATTTCTCACCCGGCTTTAAAATACTTGATGGCGTAGTTGTACTCACAGCGCAGGATTCAATCGCGCAATATGACATGATGTGCTGCCAATTATGGTAGAGGCTTAAAATACTCCAATCATTTCTCCATAACCCTCTTTGTAAAACCAACCCGCTTTTTTGCCCCGCCCAATTATCTGCTAAACTTTTCATTGAGATATACTCTTTTCTAAAAACACAAATTTAACAAATATTTGCAAAAGAGAATTATAATGTTTTATCTTTGTCAAAATAAGCGACAACAAACGGCTACATACCCATACAAAAATGAAACAAGACTTCACCGCATCAGAATATCGCGCACAGCCTGAAAATAAATTCACCGAAATCGAATCCACTTGCAGGTTAGAAGCAGAAAAGTATTTTCAGAAGCACGAAGATAAGCATGAGATGCTCTCAAAAACGATTGAGGCAGGCGATTGTACCATAGAATTTAGTGCAAATCGTACAGGAATACTTCATAGTAGCGTGCCCCATTGGACACTGTTTGACTTGTGTATTGAAAACATAACAGCAACAGTTCCTGACCCGCCAAAGAAAACTAAAGTGGTTGAAGTAGAAGACGAAATTGATGAACCAGAAGTAGAGCCAATCGCAAAACCAAAAGGAAAGAAATAATAATTTCAACTAAATAAAGTCTATTATGGCAGATATAATTTTATCAAAAGAAGATGTCGCAGGAATGATTGACAGGGGAGAAATCAACCCCGAAGATTACAAGCAATCTGATAAACCTGCGCCTAAAGCAGAAGAAAAGGCCGACCTCGATGATGATACGCCAATAGAGAAACCTACGCCAGAACCAAAAAAAGAAAAGAAAGTAAAAGCTGCTGCTGCACCCGCAAAGGTAGCCGACCCTGTTACAGAACTTCCAGACCCAACAGTAGTTGAAAATGAAGATGTTGTGACAGGTGATGCGGACAAGCCTTTTTGGGAGAAAGACCCCGAACCAGCAAAAGTTGACTTTGAAAAAGAATTAAAGGCAACTAAAGCCGAATTAGAATTAGCAAAAAAATCAATTGATAGCGACCCCGTTTTAAAGGCGTGGTTAAAAGCTAAAAAAGAAGGAAAAGACCCGGTTCAGGCAGTAAAAAATCTGTTACTACAAGACCCATCAAATATATCGGATGACGAACTTATCGCAGCAGACTTAATGCAGGAAGAAAAGTTGAGTAAAGAAGAAGCGATTGAAAGAGTTGAAGGCATGGATGCTTATTTAAAGAAAAGATTAGCCAAGCCGCTAAAGGACGCTTTAATTTCGCAACACCAAAGCCAATTTAAAGAATTTGGATTCAACGATTATCTTGAATCCCAAAAAGTACCCGAAGAATTAGAAACTTTCGCCAACGACCTTACCTCGCAGATAGAGGGTGGCACAGGCAAAAAGTTATTTAATATATTGACACAGGACGAGAAGGTAACAAAAACAATGTTATCTAACCTTTCTAAGTCAGACTGTTTCTCGCCAACAGACGAAAATGGCAAATTTGATGCTGATACAGCCAAACTAATTATGATTGTGAAAGACAAAAACCTCCGCAAGCAATTTTTGGGTGAAATCGCAAAAACATATCAAGATAAAGGTATGCGTGAAGGATTAGCTACAACAAAGGCAGACAGACCTATTGTTTCAGGCGGACAGGGATTGGCAGCGTCCAAAACCTCAGCCGATGATATGATAAAGAGTTCTGAAACTGTTTACACTGTATCTAATAAGTAAACGCTCATCCATAGCCAGATTGATTACTCCTACAGGGAGTGACAGCAAGTGCCGCATTGTTTAATTTCCAAAATTTTAATTTAACAAACAATGTCATATACATCACAAAATTTAAGAGCAGCACCGAATTTTTTCCAAAATGGATTCTATGCGGTACAAAGTGATGCCCCATTTATACAGATGGGCTTCAATAATGAGTACAGGGACATGCAGTTTTTAAAGATGCTTAATACAGGCAGCGTAAAATCAGTATTTACCGAACGACCAAATGGTGTTTATGAGCGCCAAAGAGTTGACAGTCCATACCGTAACGCAACAGTATTAACGAGAACTGTATCAGGTAACAATTTAATATTAACCTTCACTGAACCCGATATTGATTACATCAGGGATACAGAGGTTTTATGCGACCCTGCAAGCGCAACAAACGCAATTGTACAGTTCGCTACAAAGGGAACGGTAACAATTGAGCCGCTTGATGCACCTGCATTTCCTGCAAGCGTATTTGCAGTAGGCGCAATCATAAACGTTGTCGGAGGTTTGGCAACGATTCATCGTAGCGGTGGATTAACAAACCTTACACGCGATAGCCGTCCTGAAACATTTCTTTCGGCAATATTCCGTGACAGCGCAAACACATCTTCACGTGCAAACATTCAACTCCAATACATCTACGGTGAATTGGGAGGCCAGAAAAACAAATTGTATTCATACACAGACGACCAAGCGCAAGCTGCAATCCGTCTTATGATTGCAAAAGTTTATATGGGATGGCGCGGCAAGAACGTAATCACTCAAACATCAAGAGGCGCAGTAGCGCAGCCATGCGGCATTGATTATGCGATTCAGAAAGACGGTGAAATTATTGATATTACATCGCCTCCAACAGCAGCTTACTTACGCCAGTTGGTGCAGCAATCGTTGTCAATTTCATCACAAGGAAATCAGGACATTCTTATTGCAGGAGGCCGTTTGGCAATTGAGAATATTCGCCAGTTGATTGCACCCGCAGTAATTGCATCCGGTGATAGAAACACCTACAACGTTGGGCCGGGCGAAGGTATCCGTTCAATGGGTTGGAGAGAATCAGATGCTAATATTCAGTTGTCGGTAGTTCCATTCCTTGCAAATCAGGAAGTTGGTTCACCCGCAACAGGACTTGCAAATCTACCGGGCACAATGGCGCAAAACACATTCTACATCTTTAACCGCACACCAATACCAACAGTAGGTGGTGGAACGGTTGGCCGTGTTCAGGATTTGTATTGGAAAGGCGAAGATGCAATGGAAGAAGGTAAACTTTGGATTAAAGGAATACCGGGTATGCGTGGCGACACAGGTCAGGCATGGGACAGCGCAATGGGCGCAGGGGCACAAATGACAGCATCACCAATAGACGCAGCGATGAGCGAACTTCTTTGGGATGGTGGACACGTAATGAACATGACAGGTTGTATTAAAGTTCAACCCTACGTAGCATAATAATATAACAATTTAATACATAAAGAAAATGTTACAAGCAAAAGAAGACCAGTTTATTGTTATATATCCTTCCACTCCTTATGTGGGTGCAACTGATATTTCTATTACTACCAATGGGGCGTTAAAGTTAAACATCCCTCCGGCAGCAACGGCAGCAGCAAAATGGACTACGGTAGGTCAGATTAATGACGTAGTTCCAAATACGATTACGAAAATTGGCTATGCAGACGAAGTGGCATCGGCAATGACTATTGTATTTCCAACATCATCATCAGGCACACAGCCTGTTGCAGGAAATACTTATGGCATACAGATTAACCCATCGTACCCTGCATTTAGCTCACCATCGTCAACAGTTCCTGTTCCGCCAGCAGGCGCACCTAACTATGCGCAGCCCTACATCATCAATTACACAGCATCATCGGCAGATACCACATGGTCAATCCTTGCGGGAAACATGAAGCTGTTAATTGACAAAATGGGTGCACGTTACGGAACGTTTTCGTGTGGCACAGCAGGTACTACCACGATAACGCTTACCATTACAGGTATTACAGGTGTAAATGCAGGTCTATTGAGAATTGTAAAGATAAGCGACCCAACAGGTTCACTTACAGTTGCAACTACAGTGGCAGGTAACTTACAGCGTTACAGTGGTGCACAGTTGAACGCAAAGCAGATCATCAGCACAACTAACAACATTAATGTTACGTTCACTGAAAGCTATTACGATTTGGTTTACTTCCAGATTAAAGTTCCTGCGGGAAGTGATTTGGGCGGCGAATTAAAGACAGTACGCGATGTGTACCTGTATGTGAGTAACCCCGGTAAAACATCAGGGGGCACAACATTTACAGGATTGTTATACTCGTCAATCTTGGCAGGTGTGACTTATCCTTAATGGATTTAAAAGTTTGAACAAAAAAGCGGTGGCGAAAACTATAGATTCGTCACCGTTTCTTAAAAATTTCTATACAATAAAAAGTTCATAGTAGCATATTTTAATATATAAACAGCAAAGCAAATGGCAAAAAACACATTATCATTAACAGTACCCGAATTTAGAATGTCGGACAGCCCAACATATCTTGATTTATGGACAATGCACAAAGACAACGGTAAAGAAATATACCGATACATAGACAACTTTGGAGAGTACCACGAAGGAACAGACAAAGGGGTTTTTAAAACTATTTCAATTGCAAGATTACAGCCCTACGTGCTGAATTTTGACAGTAACAACAAAAAGGATGTGACCTTTGCAAAGTTTGTAATGTCAATCCCAAGAGTAAGAGATGCAGACGGGATTACCCGTAAAAAAGTTGGAAGCATTTCAACAGCAATGCCAATTATGGGCAGGCTTACACTTGACAGGGCAACAGAAAATTGCCATGTTATACAAACAAGAAGTCAGGTAACAAGCCATTTCCTTCCGCTATCGTTGAAGGATAAGGTTATGGTTGCATTAAAATACGGACAAAACATTGAAGGGTTATCGCACACAAGAATCATAGAACTGATGTGTGACCCCGGCTACGATTTAGTATTTCCACCAAAGAGCAGGGAGAATGATGGCATCGTAGAAAAACCTATCATGGTTGCAAGAGGTATATTTTGGCAGGGCGCAAACGCTGTTGAGTACATCAGGATTATGAAAGCAGGACTTAAAACTTTTGAAAAGGAAATTACCATTCAAAAAGGAATTATTTCAGGGGATATTGAATACAAAGCATCAACAGGCTATTCATTTGGTGGCCAATATGTAGGAAACGACCATTTGGCATTAAACAAAAGTTTTGCCGACCATCCTGAATTATTTATGCTATTGCAGAATCAGGTTGCCAATAAGAATTTTCAGAACGAAGATGATTTAAAGGATGTGGATGCAGTTGGGTTTGAGGAAATAAAGCCTACGGTAGCAGAGAAGACTGAACCAATACAAGAAGCAAAAGTGCCTGAATTTAATTTATCAAATAATAGTAACGATACGGGGTTTGAAGAAATTATGACACCAAAGTCAAAAAGTAACAAGGCAAAAGAAACAGTAGTTTAATGCGATACCACTACACACAATCAGGCAATAAGCAACCTCAAATAAACTTTTGGGTTATATTTCCACCTGCATTTTATGTAGTTCATACAGGTTCAGAAAGTCTATTCACGTATAAAACAAATCTTGCTTAAATGGATTTCACGGACACTTTTACTAATGTTGGTTTATCAAAAGTGGTAGCCAGAGCAAAGATAGAGTTGGGTCTTGGAAATGATTCAACAGTAAACTTTGTATTAGAAAAGATTGCCGAAGAGGCCGCAACACATCTTGATAACCAAGAATCTGATATTTATAGAGCCGTTTGCCTTGATTTGGTTTGTGGTGTAGCAGACGTTCCATGCGGGTACAGAACATTTGTAAGTGCTTGTGTGGATGGAATAGAATACATCTATGTAAACGATGATTGGTTCAGGGCAAATAACTGTGACTGCGATGTACCGCCAGACATGCGATACTTTGGTACAGTAAGGCGAAACTACAACAAGTTAGATTTTGGCAGTGACCTAAACACACAAGCGTATCTTATTTATCAGGGGTTAAATGTTGACAGTGAAGGTAATTTAGTGATAGAACCAGAAGCAGTAGAAGTTTTAGCGTACTCAACGGTAGCAAGTTATTACCGCAGGCGACAGAACCTTGTAATGGCAAGAGAATATCAGTCAATGTACATTGCAGCAAAAAAGAACCTTCGCGGAGTTATTGCAATCAGGCGGTCTAAGGAAGACAGACCTTCGATACAGGCAATGATGGCAGGAAGAAGTACAGCAAGTCAATGGCGGGATGCGTTTAAGGCTTTGGCTATAAGCGGAAATCCGTTTTGGAATTATAGAGGTACGGGAATTGGATTAGGCGGGATATGGGTGTAGCGGCATGTTATACAGAAAGGAGTAATGAGGTAATAAAGATTAGGCTGCTCAAAGAAATGGTCAATCTGAATACCCTCAAAAAAACTTTAAATAATACAGCCGAATATGATAAGCAGATAAAAATACTGCAAAAGAAAATAGAGAATATCACCATTCAGATTGAATTAGAACGCGCAGCACACGCAATAGAAGATATTGAAAGAAGATAATAACAAATAGCAATGACAGGGGCTGGTTTCGATAAAATAGTTTCACGCAAGTTAAGCGCAGCCTATACAGGCTTTTATGATAGCGTGGTACGAAAACCTGATGTTTATAAAGAAGCGTTAGTACAGGCAATAAAAAATGCTTATGAAAGAGATGACGAGCAGCGCGACACCGATAAACTTTTAAATCTTATAGGTCAAACGGTATTAACACTTACCTTAAGCGCATATCAAATGTCACTTATAACCGACTACTATCATTTGCTTACTATAAAGTGCTTGTGTCAGGATTATAATTTTGATTTTTCAGATGCAACACTGCAAAGCAACATCAGCCCGAATCAACTGTCATTCACGTATAGTAATCAGTTAAGGGATAAAGAAATTGTGCAAATTAACGGCACTAATTATTATGCAAAAATGATTAGGCCAAAAGTATATACACTATATACCGATGCGGGATTGATAACACCAACAGCAGCAGATAACAAGACTTTTACAACGCCCAAGCGATACGTTTATTATTACGCAAAGCAACAATACCCCGACCAATTGATAGGACTATATGGCCAAGCAACAATATATCTTCCAAGGTGGCTGTTCTATGATAGCAAAATACAGATACTCCCCGATGCAGCAGAAGCAACGATGTATTATGTAAAGAATCCGCCTGTTGCAATTGACCCATTAGATGTTTCAACCGATTTAGAATTGACCTATCCATACGATTTGCTGATTGATGCAGCCAACGAAGCGTGTCAGATTATAGCAAAAGAAAAACGTGCATGGAATCTATACGGTGCGCAGAAATCGGATAATCAACAATCACAAACGGTTTTGATGTAATACCTTATAGAATGAAATGGGATTCATCGGAAACTTTACTACAGGCACAGCAGGAAACTACAAGATCCAAATATCCATGTTGGCGGGTAGTGATTTTGACAGGCGAACACTCTCTACCCTATGGCTTTTCGGAACACATGGATTATTCTTTAAATATCCTTATTTAATATTCACAACCAATACAGGCAACAACCAATACGAGTGCCTGCTTGATGGCTATATAGAAAAAGATTATTGGTACTTTGAATACAACCCTTCGCAGCTTGCACCAAGAGTAGTTACGGTTATACATGATGTTAGTAACCAAAAGATAAAGTTCTATGTAGATAGTTATTTGTTAGGAATAGTGGATTGCATGGATGCAGACCATGTGCCACTGCCTGATTTTAGTGGAACGTACCCATTAAATACCAATAGCAGCTACTTACCCTATTCATTTGACGGCACATTAGGAACGCCTGTATTTACAGCCAACAACACCCCTCCAAGTGTAAACACGCCAAGAACACCTGTATATAGAAGTTTGGTTGCACCTGTTGGTTATATAATGGGTAGCGGAAATTGGAGTGGCGTAGATACTATACAACAACAGTATCCCGACTTTCAACTACCCAATTGGCCAGCAGGGATAGCAAACAGTTATGCAACAGGGAGGCAGATTGACTTAAAAAGAGTTGTAGGATACCCCGGTAGCGGAACGATAACGCAGCAGGTTATTGATGATACAATTTGGCTAATGGATTTGTTGGCTAACTTTTGGGGGTGGGTATATAACATAACCGATGGATATATATTCGAGTTTTACGAAGGCAAAGATGACCCACTTTCAATATGCAATCAGCAAATCGATTGGGTGTTAGCAAATCCGCCCGCAACAGGTGTTTATGAAGCAACTACGGTTGTGAACGGTGGTTATAGTATTGCGCCTTACACATGGAAAGATTTTCAATCAATAGTATATACTGACCCGCTATCTTCTATAAACGGTAACAGGCAGATTTATCAGCTAATGATGCAGGCACTATTCGCAAAGGCAGGTGATTTACCGATGCGAATATTTGAAGATGGTGAAGTGCTGATTGATACTACATTTAATGCGGCAGGTCAGCCACAGGGAACACAGAAGTATGCAGATTTTTATAACTACCTGCGTTCACTAAGCGACCAAGTATTTTCAAACACCGATAGTATCTTATACAGGATTTACGATAACAGAACATTTAATCTTTCGGGGTTACAATTTGTCCCATTGGTATCTGTAAACGGAAAGCCAACAAATTCAGCCCCTTATGCGCACACAGGTGGAATAGGAACTATTCAGCAATACATATTATCACCTTGGAATTGGCGGTCGCTAACAGGAAATAATAATGGATTTGAATTTTATTATGTAGATAAGCGGTATGAATTAGGTTACGGCTATCCACTAAATATACCACAAATAGGATTAGGGGCAATCAGTACATCGTATGAAAACCAAGTGCTTTGCGCACAGGGATTGGCATTGTGTGTCCTACTGAAAGTAATGGGTGCAAAGGGTTTTTATGCAAACAATTATTCGCTCACAGACCCGCGCAGTTATTTCTATATGCTATTTGTTGCTCCTTATGTGCAATCAGCCTGTAATGCTTACGAGGCTTTTTTAGATAGCGGAGTTCTATTAAACGGAGATACATTTTCAGATACAGCGCAAACCGTACCTGCTTATGTTTATTGGACGGGAACAAAATCAGTACCATGTGTTGCAAGAAAATTAGGCACAGACAGGTACATGATAGGTTTTGCGTATATGCTGCTTAATAACTATGATGACCAAGCAGACACCTATGATTTCACCGTAACAATAGACGGAATTACGCACGACTTTTCAGGAGCGAGAGCAGCAAGGCATTGCGGTGATATTTATATTTACAATTCAACAACAGATACCTATACACAGATTACCGATTTCTTTGAAACAACACACTTTCAATATTGGACTTCGGGTAGCACACCCGACACTACACCGCCCGTATGGAATCAGGCTTACGGAACAGCAGATGTTGTTTTAGCGTGTAGCAATGCAGCAGGATTAACCACAGCATTAGCGTTTGCGCCAACAGCAACAGACCCAGATAGCCCACCTGCAACAGTAGTTAATACGGGAAATACAGGCAGCATAGCATGTGGAGCAACTTACACAAGAACATGGAGGGCAACGGACGCATTAGGTAATCATACAGGCACAGCACCCGATTTTGACTTCGTGCAGGTTATACAGATTCTTTCGGCAGTTGACACTACAGCACCCGTTATACACAATCCCGCAGGAAGTCTTAACGCAACGTTGGAGTGCAATGACGCGGATGGATTAACGTTAGCCCTATCATTATTCCCCAATGATGTTACAGATGACTTTGACCCCGCACCACTTCTAAACGAAGTTAGTGATACAATAGTTTTCGGAACGGGAACGCTACTATATACCCGTACAAGAATTTGGAACTATTCTGATGTTAGTGGCAATATTAGTAGTAACTTTACACAAGTAATAACAGTACAGGATACAATTGCCCCGACATGGACAACGGTAGCAGGAGCGTTAGACGGAACATTTCTATACACCGACACCGCAGGAATAAATGCAGCATTGGCAGAAGTTCCATCAGCAACAGATGAATGTGCAGGGGTTACCGTGAATCCTGTATCGGATTCGGGGCCGGGAATAGTGCCATATACGCGAATAAGAACTTGGGAAGCGGTTGATGACGTAGGAAACATTAGTGAAATATTTACTCAAACATTATTTATAACAGCATTAGGAATGGCTTTAGAAATAAAATACGGCACAAGCGAGATTTGCACAGACGAATTGACGCTGCATGAAACAACGGGTATTTATGACGACCCTCTTAATCCCGGTGGGTACGGCAACCCGCCAGACAATCCTAACAGTGTTGGATTAGATTATGCGTGGTTGTTTTTTCCTGATAGCAACTTTCAGGTTACAACATCAGACCCGATAGACATAACCGTACAAGTTGGCGCATTGGGTTTTCCAACGGACAATTGGGCAAGTACAGGTATTATTACGCCAGCAGATGTTGGTTTAACTGAATTTCCGCAAGGTTGGTATCAAATACAGTTTCATTTCAGCACTAACGCGGATGATTATTATATTAACGTTGATATGTACAACAACTGCCAAGCGGTTATTGATATGGCAACGTATAACGAATCAATCACAGCGAAAATATTGGCAGGAACTTGTAATTGTAATGATGGCATACCAAACTCAAACTGTCTGTTAGCGTTTATGTACCTGCAAGTTCAAACGCTTTGGGCACAGGAACAATTTGCACAGGCAATGGTGATGTTGAAACTATTACAAGATACGTTGGATAACCTTTTAAACACTGATTGCTAATGACAATAACAATTGATTATTCAATACAATTAGCAGCAGCAAAATTAGCTTACGTTGCCGCATTAAGACAGAAGGCAGGTGATATAGAAGGTAGTGCAAAACTGTATCAGAAAGCGATTACGGTTTACTTTTACTACAACTCCAACGGTGGTGATAATACTACAGCCGAAAAGCAAGCATTAGAGGCACAATATCTTCAATGGGCAAAGCAGGTGCAATCGGAGTATGAAACAGTACCGCAACAAGGATTACCCCCAATATTACCACAGGATTTTCAGGCAAGTGAAACAGTTGCAGGAATAGCAAAAATATCTACTCAAACATTGGTTGAAGACACCAACGCATCAGATGATAGCACTATTATATCACCACAAAAGCATTGGCAGGGATTCAGGTATGCACTGACACAATCATGGGTTTGGCAGTTGTTACAGGAGTTTGCAACAGCCCCGAAGTTTTCATCTCTAACGGCATCAAAATACCTAAAGTTAGACGGAAGCCAAAATGTAATATCGCAGGATATACCCGCAGCAGATATAGTTACAAGTGCAAGTCAAACATTTGTAAGCAACAGCCAAATAGCATCATGGACAGCAAAAGTTTCTGATTACGTGTGGTCAACCGTAACAGCAGCAACACAAGCGTTAATAGTTGGAAGCGGATATATAATGAATCGCGGCACACTTATAACGGCAACACTACCCGCAACAGCAGCAGTAGGACAAAAGATTTATTGCGTAGGATTAGGCGCAGGGTTCTTTCAGATTGCTCAAAACGCAGGACAATCAATACAGCATGGCGCAGCAACTACAACCGTAGGAGTTGGCGGCAGTTTAACTTCAACAGGCGCAAGAGATGTAGTTGAATTATTGTGCGTGACAGCAAACACAACATTCAGAGTGATTAATTCGATTGGAACGTTTACAGTTGTTTAAAAAGAAAAGCCCCTTACAAGGGCTGCAAGGGGATATAAAAGAATGGAAACATTCAAATAAAAAAAGAGGCAATTACCCAAAGCCTCTTTTAATTAAATCTTCAAACTGCTCAAGGTTTTCAGATTAACACCACAAAGATAAGTGAAATAATTTTAACTTTGCAAACATGGCAGCTTTCCATTCCGCAGAATCTTCAATCAGAACCGTATCGGCAGCAACTCGAACAGACGAGGATAGATGGCCTATTGATTGGGTGCTTGATGAATGGGAATCGTCTTATGGGCGAATGATGGAGGTTTGGTATCAGCAGCACAAGGGAAATGTAATTCCTACATCATGGTGGAGGCCAACGACAATAAGAGGATTTAAGAATAAATTTCCTATTGCCCCACTTGCAACAGTGAACGGGGTAAACCATATTTCAGTTCGAGGTACAAAAGGTTGCAATATTAAATATGTGTTTACAAGCGAGGCTGAATTTTGTAATGCCTGTGAATATGATTGCAATGTGAAAGAAAATAGTGTGGTAGTAAACGGCAGTCAAATTGAATACAAGGGCAGCATTGTACTTGACCGGATGGAGGTTTCCGCAGTATGGGCACAGCCAAGCGCACTTGCAGAGTTTAATCCAATGTGGGATGATTTTCCAATGGACACAGCATTGGAAAGCATGGTAAAAGACGATGTAATTAAAAAACTTTTAATAGCGGCTAAAGGCAAGCCAGATGTGGTAAGCGATGGCAGAGAAACAACGATAATGAGATAACAAATTCAGAAGGCGCATTACGCAACAATCAGCGTTACGGGATAATATGGCACAGGACGAAATTAAGAATGAAAATCAGTTTGCTTTCGGGAGTATGGATTTAACCAACTCTCCCGATTCGATTGATAAGCCTAATTATATTTCAGCGCAGAATGTTGATTTTGACCCGCAGATAGGTACAGGTGCGTTTCAAACAGTAGGTAGTGGTAAAACGGTTTCTCCTTTTTTGGGTAACAGGCAATTATTTACACCCGAAGACCCTGTACATCAGAATAAGAAAATAAGATTAGACAACCTTGACCCATCAGGCTCAGCCTATACAATTGATGGTGTATTCGACCAGAACGGCCACGCAATGATACCTTCTGGTACAACTACGGGAACATTTGATGCAATGGTAGCGTTTCTTGATACTGCATTTGCAACAGCAAATATAGTTGTGATAAAAACAAACTTCACAACCAATGTATCTGTAACCTATGAGATAACTACTATTCACACATCATTCGCAGTTCCGTATATAGATTGGAGTATACCCGCATCGGGGTCGCTTACTTCAACTACAATACAAGAACCAATTGACGATAGCATTGCTAAAAGATTACAGCCTGTACGCGGGCAAGAAACACTTGGTAAAATCTACACGCTTTATGCACCTGTATTTTACGACCCATTTTCATGGGATTTAACAGGTAATAGCAGCAATGAAGGCGGCTTAATGGGATTAACTACTTTACAGTCACACGGAATAATAGGGCAAGAAAAAATACACATCACTTCGACAAATTCAACTATAAACGGTGATTGGATTGCAGAAAAAGTTGATGGATTTACATTCAAGATATTAGGACTTGCGTATGCTGCAATATCACCTGTTCCCGCAGGTTCAATTGTGATAACTAAGGTTTCAACATATCTTGAAATATGGAGATACCGCGAATCGGACGAAGTGGCTTATAGGATGTTATCAACTACAAAAGTTCCTGTAAGATTAAAAAACCTTGTTGACTTAAATGCGCAGCCGATTGACAGCAGCACCGATTTAATAAAGTGGGTGGATTGGGAAGATTACCCACGCTACTTTGAATTTAAAAATTCCTATGTAACAGACGGGGCTTTAGTGATTAACGGTGGTATATACTATTATGATACACTTGGCGAAGAAAGTTTATTAATTCTTGCTAATAATGCAACGATAACTTATACCACGCAGTTACAATCAGGCGGAAACTTACAAGGTGCATCATGGGATTACAGTGCATGGGGCAGCGTTGACGGAACGAACCAAATCAAGATAACAGGATGGACAGGGCAGCATCCAATATATGCAGGGAACGATAACAGCACAACAAGTATTGTGGGAGTTGACCCATTATTGTTACAATCAACAGGCAAGATTGATGTAGTGCAGGTTGATAATATTACCCCCGGTATATGGAAATATATTTATCTAAAAGGTGTTCAATATTTTAATGGTGGTATAGTTGGCTATAGTATTACAAGGGTAATAATCAACGAAACTCAAACATCGGTATCAATACAGCATACAGGTAATGAGAACGACACTCAAGTTCAGGATATTGGAACATTACAATATGTGCCGCCTATATTTAAGACAGGCAGAAATATAAACACTACGAGAAACCGTAATGTAATTACCAATCTTAAATTAAAAACTATTCCTGATTTATCTGCATGGGCACTAACCTTTAAGCATAACATATGCAAGCGCAGGATTGATGCAATACAGAACAACTTTGATGGCAATGGTGGCGTAACGGGTACAGCACAGGAATTTCAGAAGATACTCAACTACGATTTGGTTGGGTATATGATTAACGAGGTGCAAAGATTCGGCCTCATTGCAAGAGATAAAAAAACAGGCGAATACTTCTTTGCAGGGTTTATAGTTGATGATATAAAGATTGATGCAGCATTAACTAACGCCGCTTCAATCAACGACCCTACACGCAGGAATAATCCAAACACTTGCCCCGTAACTGCTGACACTTCACCTTTCTTAGACAACAATCTTACAAGTAGCACATTTCCTATAACCGATGTATGTATACCTTATGTTCAGTTTACGGATATTGATTGGAACTTTCAGATTGGAAATACAATAGTTTCAGAACTGATTGACCAGATACAGATTGTAAGGGCTGAAACGATTGCGGAGGTTTTGGGTAGCGGATTGGGCATACCTGCCGATGTTGCAATAGCAACAGGCGTAGATAACCTTACAGGAGTTGAAGCACCTGACACAACAACATTCGCACCGTTCTTTGCGTTCCCATACATAAGCGCAGACCCTATAAATGGAGTATCTGCACCCGCAGCAGCAGTAACTAATATCACTCCAAGCGTAAATAGGAAAACTATATCAATATACTGCTCCGATTTTTATGTAACAGGAAATTACCCCGCAGTTGATACAGCAGCAGATAATATTTTAATCAACGGTAAGATTTTAGTTGATGATGGTCTATTTGCTATTAATGCACCTTCACCAGATGATTCAGCCGATGATAATTCATTAAATTATACTTCATTATTCGACCCCGATTTGGTTGCCAATGACATTGCCTTATCATTCGATATTGACGAACATGCACAAGTTGGAACAGGTCAAAGCATTGAGGTTGCAGGTGGCGATGTTTTTACTAATGTAGTTATGAGAACCCCGACAAACGATAAATGGGGTTGGGTATTTGAATCTTTATTTATACGGACTACAGCAGGACTGCCCGAAATAGACCCCGGAGCGAACGCAAACCAAATTGCCTATGCAGTTCAATATTATCGCGCATTAACAAATAAGTATGGTAACGCTGAAAACACAAACTATATTGATACACAGGCGTTTTGCAATAGCGGGGCATCTACAGTAGATGTATTTGGTGGCGATACATTCACAATAAGCCATTACCTTAAATTCAGGGGAAATGATATGCTGCACACCTACGGACAGGAGCAGGGGTTTGCAGGTGGATTAAATATTTATACACAATCAAGGGTAAACGTTCAGTTAAGAGCAACGGAGTTGAATAGTGTAGGTGGAACACAGTATTACTATCCCTATAATGCAACTATCTTCCAATGGCTTACACAGCAGACTTTAGAAAATTTCTCATACAACAAAGGCTATTCTATATTCGGCCAAACACAATTTCAAACTTACAGAGGATTTGATGCAACACAAGAGCAGCAGCAAGATTTAATAACAGGTGAGGTATGGTCGCTGCAAGAAGTTGTAAATTCACTATCGCGCAACTTGCGTGTATTCCCAGCGTTAAACATAAAGATTGAGGATTTGCAGTACGGTGGCATTACACATCATGCAACTATGAATGGGGAATTGGTATCATGGCAACCGCGAATGTTTAAGCGGCAATTCTTTGACACCAACAATATGCTGCAAGATGTTGAAGGCAGCACATTGGTTGTAGGTGACGGAACGGTGTTAAAGCAAAGAAGTGTTGACATAACACAATTTGGATGCTGTAATAAATTTGCAATAGTAAGCGGGCAATCAGCAGGCGGTGACGACATAAAACTATGGCCAAGTGCGTATAGTAAAACTATGTGTCGGTTTGGGCGTGACGGATTGGTAGATATTTCTCAAAGAGCAAACTTTGATGGGTATATTAAAGAGATGGTAACGCCTTATAACATAGCCAATAATGGTATTTACTACAATGTTGATAACCACGTATATTTATCTGTGTTTAAAACAGGGGGATTATCAAGCCTTATTAACTATGACAACTCGCTCATAGGCAACGGCATAACAAGTACATGGGATGCAAGAAGAAAAGTGGCTATTTGGAGCGCAAGGTTATTACAAGGCATAATTCCTTATGATGCAACGGTGCACTACAGAATGGGAACGTTTGTTTTATTCGAGGGTGTATTATACCTATCACTTGTAGATAACATTATAAACATCATTCCTTACGATACCGATAATTGGATGAAGGTAACGACTCTTGACTTTAATTATCAGGGATTAGCAACATATTTTACACCAGCAGGATGTACAGCAGGCAATTACTATTATTATAAAGACGTTATATACTTATGTGATAACAATTCGCCTGCTCAAACATTGCCAACAGATACCGCTTATTTTACGCCTGTGTCTAACTATATTACAGAACCGTTAGACATAATCAGCTTTGCATGGCATGAAAAGAGAAATGGTTTCAGCGCATTTATAACGCCAACACCAAAGTTGTATATACAAGGTTCATATTATTACTATTCATTCAGCCCAAGAATTAATGCGGATGGAACATTGCCAAAACCGTATATGTTTCAGGAGCAGGTATCATCAGCAGGATTACTCAATTGGTATAATAGAAATCAAAAGCCAAATGTGACTTTAGAAGATTATCCACTCACCGCCAAAGGGTATATTAAAATAGTAAAAAACTCTTACAGACAGATTCTTAAAGAATTTACTAATATATTTGTGCAATACAGACAAATCGGAACTGTTCTATCAGATGAAAAAGAAGCGCCCTATAAAGTAATTGTTGAAACGAATTATGGAACAGGGCAGCGAACAACGGTGTCACGCGAAGATTGGGATTATGATACACTTGCAAGATTTATATTCAAGGCGTTTATAAAGAATGATGAACTAACATCCGATGGTGGCAACAATCCCGATAGTGATACTTCGCAAATGTATGGTACGTGGTGTAGTTTAACGATAATATTTAATGATGACGATAATAGTTACCCTTACTTTGGAACGAGATTATTAGTTACAAGTTCAGGAGGCCAACTATCATCGGTTACAGCGAAAGCGGAATTAATGGAAGTGATTACGGTATAAAAGCTATATGCTAAAAATAAATTCTTCAACACTTTAATACAACAAATCAATGCCGGGGGAGGTTTCATTAGCAATAGGAGCAATTCAGACAGGAGTTGCATTAGCGAATCTTTTAAAGAAGCGCAACAGGCCTGAGTATAATGCCGCGCCACAGTTAGAAGCGGCTTACAGTGATGCTTTGGGGCGTACTAAATATGGCTATACAGGCAATCAAGTCTTAGGATTTAAGCAAGACCTGCAAAGGAATAATAATCAGCAATTCAGCAAAGCGACAAGTCAGTTTGGAAATCAATTAGGAGGAGTTGCAACGGCGGGAATAAATTTTGGGAACATATCAGCATTAAATAACTTCTACAAGAATGATGCTACCCTGATGGGCGAACACGTTAGAAATGCTTATGGCATAGCTGATAAATTCCAACGCATTGCAGACATGAACACTACGGCAGCAATTCAGAATTACAATCAGAATCAACAGGCATGGGGACATGCACTGGAATCGGGAATTTACAACACGGCATACGGAGTTAATTCGCAGTTGATGAAAAACAATCCGGCAGACCCTAATGTGGTGGTTAATCCTGTAACGGGACAGCCAGCAGCAGTAACAACAGGTGCACCTTCAAACGTTCCGCAATATGACAACACTTTTGATAACACAGATACGACATTGTTCGACCCTACATTTGCGCCTTCAACCTCTCACTTTAAAAAAGGAGTAATGTAATGGCCGATTATGGACTTGGGATTGGATTAAGTGGCAAACTCACCAACGTTGAGCGTCAAGATGAGGCGCAGCGCAACCGTGACTATAAGGCACTCGCAGCGCAGGGAGCAGCAGCAGCAAAGCAAAAAGAGGCCGCACAAAAAAATTATGACGATTGGAGTAAGCTGATTGCCAATAACAATCCGAATATACTGCCTGTTTATACAAAGCCAACAAGCGATATTTCTATTAAGTTAATATCAGATATGACAAGTGGTGTGCAGAAAAATCCTATGTACACACAATCACCTGAATTTTTAGCGAAGATTGCAGATTGGAGGGCTAAGACGAATTTATATGAGCAGGTGTCGGAGGGAGCGAAGAAAGCAATAGATTACGCAAGTCAACATCCTGACGATGCTGAATTAGACCCAAAGATAGCAGCAGCAATAAATGATGTTAATTATGACGGGCTTGTTAGCGCAATAGGGGATAGGGTAAAACAACTTGACCCTAACGCGGTTGGGGTTAATACAGATATGCTAAGTCCCGATATACTGTTAGTTCACAAAGCTAATCCAATAAAACTAAAAGCTGCTATCGAAAATGCAGGCGACCCTACTGCGGTATATGCAGAGAAATCATTGGGTTCAGGTACAGATGCAACAGGGACGTTTCAACGCTATCAGCCTATATACCAAAGAGATGCGCGTAAGATGGCTGAAACAAGCGAGTACCTAAGAGAGTTGAATAACAGCGACAAGCGAAACAAACAATATGACAAAGCAGGGTGGGAAGTATTGCACGGTGCTGAATCTGCTAAATTATTGACACCCACTACAAGGTATGCGCCACAGGGTAAAGGCGGGTTAAATATACGCAACGGTGTCGCCACGAACGACAAAGGTAATGTTATATTTACAGTAACCGACCCAAATGAAAGTGGCGAACGCAAGTTTATAGGAACATTTAAAAATGTACCGTATGAGGATAATAAACTTAAATTCACGCAACAAGAGAAAGGTAGCGATGGTAAATACCATGATGCAACTTACTACGTGCATAAACCTGTTCCTATAACCGATGGGAAGGGGAATATAAGATTTGAAGGAGATTATTTTGACGATACCGATAAAGACCCTGTTGATTCAAAACAGCACTCGTTCGTGAATAACGGTTGGGTAAAAGTGAATAGTGAAGCAGGAAAGAAGTTATTATCTCAATACGTTGCGCTGACAAACAACACAGTTGAAATAGACCCATCGGATAAGGCAAATCCAATAAAGTTTGTTTCAGACCCCAACGGACAATTGAATAATGTTACAGGGAATTTAGAAGGGTTGGTAAAAGGCGTTAATAGCAGCATATCGCCTGCAAAGGGGACTTCGATTAATGCACCGAAGAAAGGTAAGACCACAGTACCAAAGGCAGATAAATCGAAATTAACGAATACTGTAAAAAGCATATTTGGAAAATAAATAATGGCAGAAGTATTAGATGCACCTGTACAAGAAGCACCTCAAACCGATAAGTTGGGGCAACTATATTCTGCATTAAAATCAGACCCTACATATACCAATGTTTTGCCGGACGAAAAAGCGTTTCGTGAAACAATGAACAATCCCGAAAAAGCATCTGCATTGCACGATGTTTTGTTGCAGGATGAGACTTATAAAAGCGTAGTGCCAAAAGATTTCGCTGATTTTGCAGGAACGTTGGAGTTGGGGAAGAAGGAGCAGCCCGCTACACCGCAAGAGCCGCAACAACAACCTCTAATTCAAAAAATAAACTCCCCCAAAATAGGTGTAGAAAAAAATCCATTTCTAAAGCCGTCCGATAATAACGGTATGGCAGCAGACATGAAGCAAATGACGGCTACAGGAAATCCAATGCCTGAAATCAAAAATGCTTTACAAGGAGCAATTATAAATCATAGTGCAGCAGGATTAAAAGATTTGGGAGTGGAATTACCCGACTTGAATCCGAAAGATATAAACCCCGAAAAGCAAGGATTTGAGAAATCATATTCAGACAAATTAGTAAAATCATTCACCGATTCGCAGCAGTTAAAAGATGAAATATTAGACAGCCCGAATTATCAGCAAAAGATTGCTAATGAGGTGTCAAAGAAATATTCAGTACCGCAACAAGATGTACTGAATTATATTTCTAAAGTAAACGATACCAAAAAAGACATTCGCTCAAACTTAGCCGACATAGCACTTAATCCACAAAACGATAAGGCTTATGGTGAATTGGGGAATAACTATTACGGTATAGGTGAATATGACAACGCTGAAAAGGCTTACATGGCTGCATTGAGCGTTGACCCTAATAGCGAAGGTGCAAAAAATGGATTAGGCAGCGTTGCATTACAGAAAAAAGATTATCCAACAGCTGTGCAAATGTTTAGAGAATTGGCATCGGTCAATCCAAATACAGATAACATTTCGAAACTTGCAACAGCCGTATATGGCACAGGGGACTTTGCTAAAGCGCATGAATTAGCCGATGCTGCGGTTAATGCAGGCGGTGATATGCCAGATGCTTATGCACTAAAGATAAGGGCTGTAACAAATGCAGTATTAGGCGATAACAAGCAGTCAATAGCGGACACAAAAGCAAGTGCTGAAATTGAAGGAATGAATGAGCAGCAAGGCGGTGGATATAAAGATGAAAATGGCGTTCCAATTAATGAACATCAATTTACTCCAGATGAAATAAAGCAAAACAACTACGCAAGAGCATTAGAACAATTTGTTGATGTAGCACACGCTGTAATTGAAGGCGGATTTAATTTAATTCCTGAAACTATTGCCGCTAAAGCAATCATTCAAATCGGAACTGAATTATCGCACTACAACGACATTAAGGGTGACATGGCCGCGAAAGGATTTAATGAACGGCTTTCCGAAGATGTTGCGCGTGATGTTCGCATTGGTTTTGCAGCAGCAACGGTATTTAGCCCCGGTATCTTAAAATTCGCCCAACAAATGCAGGTGGCGGATATGGTATTGCCAAGTCAAGTGTTAGCAGGAGTAATGCAGCCTATTTCATCTTTAACCAACGAAGGCGCAAGTAACGCTGCAAAGAATTGGGCACAGGTTGGAGATGTAATTGCATCGCTATTAATATTTCATGGTGCAAATGAATTAGGTAGTAAGGGTTATAATCGCGCTATTGAATTGGGTGAAAAGATTAAGGGCAACATCGCTTTGACTAAGCAAGATGTTGCTGATATTGCAGATGGATTTAACGGAATTACACCCGCTACGGTATTTGCTATTGACAAGAATATTGCGGAGAATGGGGGGATTAATATAGATAAGAAGGCGGTGGATAAGTCTTTGATAAGCAATGACCAATTAGAACCAGAAAGCAAACAGGCCACAATACCGCCTGCCGACCAAAAAGAGCTATCTGATTTTGCAAAAGAAAAAGCGAGAATTAATGCGGAATACGAAAAAGATTGGGATGGCTTATCTGACGAAGAAGTTAAAAAGCATCAAGACGACAATGAGGCAGTAATTGAAAAACGAAATGAGATTTTCGACAAATATGCTACGGACGCTGAAAAAAAACAACTTGCCAAATTAGGCAAGCAAACTATAATTGAAAAATTAAAGAAACGAAAAGCAGATGCCTATTTCAGAAAAGATAACTATATAGAAGATGTTGTTGATAGAATCGTAAAAGAAAATGTTGGCGAAGATATTGGTGCAGAGGAATCAAAGCCAGAAAACACTATTGAAAATAAGGTTGATGATGCAGTTGAAGCACGCATAGAAAGAAGATTAAAAAATAGAAATCTTACCGAGGCTAAAGGAAGCACGTTTTATGAGGACACAAATCTTAAAAACGCAAAAGTTGGAGATGAAATTCACTTTAGCCAACGCGAGAACGGGGAATGGAAAGATTATAAAACAAAGGTAAAGAGTATAGTTGATGGCAAGATTATATTTGAAAACGGCAAAACAGAAGATGATGTTTCGTCTTACATGAATATAACAGCAGAGGACGCATGGTTTGCTAAAAATCATCCGGAATTAACGCTTGATAAATCCTCGCAGTCCGAAAGCAAAGTTGAACCCGCCACCCAAGAACCCATACCCGAAACAGCATCAGCCGAACCCGAAAAGAAAAGTCTTGCAGGGGTTAAGCAAGAGGGTGAGGGTAAGGCAATGAATAGTGATTTAGAGAACAGGGTTTTTGAACACGATGGGGATATTAAATCTGAAATAAAAGCCATTGATAAAGCGCAGCATGAAAGGGGAAACGTATATTATTTAGATTCCACTACACTAAAAAATGCGCCTAAAGAAACACTTGATGAAATAAAGGCTGCTTATAAACCAGTAATTGATAAAATTAAATCAGAACACGGGTCAGATGAAATAAGTTTATATCGCTCACAAGAAACATTTCCATCTGGCCTAATTCATAATGGAGAGTTTTTATCATTTACAACAAGGCCATCATTCGCTAAATATTGGAATAAAGAAAAAATGTATAGAGATTTTCCTCTATGGTCATTTATTGCGGAAGTTAAAGTTCCCTTTGATGATATTGTGCTTCCCAAAACAAATTTAGGGCAATACGAGTTTGTCGTTGAGAACAAAGGCAAGACGAAAGAATATTTTGAAAAGCAGATTGAAATAAAAAAACAAGAGTTAGCGGCTGTTGGGTTAAATCAGAAATCAGATTCAGGGCATTTAGAGTTAGCGATTAAAGAAGGGCGTTTTCAGAAGGCTATTTCAGAAGGTAAAATGAAACAAAGTGACGCTATCGAATTGATAGAAGGCGCAGGTTTAGAAGTTCCCGAAGATATTAAACCTGCCGCTAACAAAGAATCAGCGCAGGTGGCCGAAGAAACACCGCTAAAGAGTGACGTTACTGAACCCGTAAGTTCAAGTAGCACTTCGGAGAAACCCACCCCAGATGAATCCCGCCAATTTGCAATAGACTTTGTAAATCACGATTTGGTTGAAGTGCAAAAAGCACCAACTAAAACTAAAGGCGAAAATAACCGTCCAAGCGGCACAAATACAGCAGCGCGATTAGATTTAGGCATGAGTAACGAAGAAAAGATTAGTGCTATAAAACAAATCAAATCGGGTAAATACGATGGAGTTGCGGCAAAAAAGTTGCTGGATAAACTTATTGATATGCACCAGAGGGATGATTTTGCATTTATTCAGGGTACAGGTGGTAATACTGAAATGGTGCAGGACAGACCTACAAGACAGAATCTACATGAAGCAATTGAGATTGCGAAACTTACGGATAGCGAATATGATAAGCAGGCAGAATTAGATAATAAAATTGCAGACCACATTGCCGAACATGGGATTACAACAGTTGAAGATGTTACGGCATTAGAAGGTTTTCCATTAAGCCATGAAGATGCTGAATTAATTAAAGAATATTTAAAATCAAAAACAGATGGAACAGACAAAGAAAGCACCAACACAGAATCAGTTGAAAGTAGCAGCAAAAGCAAAGATACTTCTGCAAAAAGCAAAGAAGTGGAAGATGACCCAAACAGGCGAAAAGCCGAAGCAGATTATGAATCAGAATTAGCCGACAAGCAAAAAGCGGTTGATGATGCCAAATCGGATTACGATAAGGCACTAAAGAAAATAAATAAGAGTGGTAACGTGTTGTTTGAAAATGTTATGGGGGTTGAGGCTGATGTACAGCACAATCCAGAAGCAGCAATAAAACCGTTTAAAGAAAAACTTGACAAAGCGAAAGGTCTATTATCTGAATTTGAAAATAATAAAGATAAGTATATAGATGAACGTTATAAGAATCAACAGGATTTATTTAATCAAAAACAATTAAAAGAAACGGAGGCCACAAATGCCATTCAAGAGCAAAGCACAACAAAGGTATCTGGAAGCGAACCACCCAAAGGGAGTGAATCTAAAGGAGTGGGAGAAAGCAACAAACTTCAAGAAGTTGCCGGAGAAGGTGAAGCCGGGAAAGAAAAAGTAACCCCACCAAAGCCCAAACTCAAATTCAAGCGCAACACCGAAAAGATTAGCAACCTCGATGATGAAATAAAATCGCTTATCACAAAGTCAAGAGGCGAAACTAACACCTTAGTAAACTTTGGTGATGCAGTAAAAGTGGTTGCAAAGCTAATTGAGCGCGGCATCTATAAGGCAGAAGATATTGCAAAGTATCTAATTGAACGCGGTTACAATGACGTTGTGCCCCATATAAAAGATGCACTAAAGCACATTAAAGAAAACTTTGAGTTAGACCCCGAAGTTAAAACAGCATTGAATAATGATGCTTTACAACAAGGTCAGACAGGAGTACGTCACGCAGATGTTGATGTAGATGCTGAATTAATGGGAATGAACCCTGTTGAGAAAATGCAGGCTATACCACGTATTGAATCAGAACAGTCGGCAAGAAAGATTTATGAAAGTCAAAACATGGCCGCAAAGGTTATTGATTTGAACGAAAAGCCGCGACCAATTAATAATGACGAACAAGGCGCATTGCAATTATACATTGCAGAACTAAAGAGAAAATCTGCGGCAATATTTGACCAATGGCAGCAGGCAAAACTTGCGGATAATACCGAACTTGCAGATGAACTGAAAATACAGTTAGATGATATTCGTGACGGACAACTTACCCCTGCATGGCAGGCATTAAAAAACACCCGTAGCCAAGCCGCAAGAACATTAGGTAATTGGGAACGTGCAGTAGGCGGTGAAATGCAGTTTGAAGATTTGCGCATGGATTATATGCGGGCTAAGAACGTTACAGAAGTGCCGCCAGAAATTGAGGCGCAACTCAAAAAGGCAGCAGATGAATATGCTGAACTTGAAAAGAAATATAATGATGCTTTAGCCGAAGACCAAGCAAAGGCAGCGAAGATTGCAGCACAGGAAAAGTTACTTGCCGAAAAGCGTGAACAGGAACGCGAATATGTAAAGCAAAAAATAAAGTCACGTCACGTTGAGAAAGCGCAACAGGTAAAAGAAATTGACGAGCGCATTGATAAACTCAAAGAACGTGCAAGGGTTGTACTGAAAAAATCATTAGGCCAGATGCACGATTTAGGCGGTGCATTAAAAACTTCATTGGAGTTTGCAGATGTTGTAAAAGATATTGTGAACGAGCATATCAAAAAAGGATTGATTGAGGGTAAGGTTAAGTTTGAAGATATAATTGACAAAGCGCACCAAGACCTGCATGAAATATTTGAGGATATAACCACCCGCGATATTCACGAAATTTATTCTGATTATGGTGTAGTAAAGAAACCGCGTGTAGATGATTTGGCAAAAGCAAAGCGTGAAATCAAGGCAGAGGCTTTTTACGCATCAGCAACAGCAGAAGCCAAAGAAGGAACGCCACCATTTAAAAGAGTAAACCCCGGCAAAGAATCACCCAACGTTCGTGCGGCAAGGCAGGAAATGGAAGAAGCGATGAAGAATAGCGGCATCGAATGGGACAAACGACCACTTGCCGACAGGAGAAAATCTGCATTGGATAAGACTAAGCAAACGTTACAAAATCAGATTAACGATTTAACTAAGGCGGTTGAAGACGATAAGATTATTCGCAGAGAAAGAAATAATGTTACGCTTGATGAAGCCGCAGACAATTTGGTTAAACTACGTGACGAAGCAAAAGAAATCTACAAGGAACATTTTGGCGATGAACTGAAAGCGATTGATGATGCACGTAAAATTAAAACCGTACAGCAGGCATTAGATAAACTTAATAAGCGTATTGAGAAAGGTGACTTTACAGATAAGGTTACAGAAAAGACAACCAACGCAGATTTGATTGCTATACGTGAACAGTTAAAAGATGCACATAAAAAGTTTGCTGAACTACGTGAGATTGCCGACCCCGAATACAACAATCGTAAATACAATGAACGATTAGAAAACGCCTATAACAAACTTGCAAAGAAATATGCAGAGCGTGACGAGAATCAGCAATATGCCAATAAAGCAAAAACCACGCAGGTTATAAGCGATAAAACATTTGCAGCATGGAAAGCAAAAGAGGCGGCAAAACGAGCATTTGAGCGAAATAAATTAAGGTGGGAACGCGATAACCAAACGCGGCCAATGAAGATTGCTACAAGGGTATTGAGGTATATTCGGCAAGGCGCAATTTCCCGCCCAAGTGCAATATTAAAGTTAGGTGCATTTGCCTTACAAGAAGTTGCTTTTAAACCGTTAATTGACAGAGGTATTGCAAGAGGCATAACCAAAACAATATTTCCAAAATTAGCGAAATCGGTTTGGGAAGGTCAGCATATACCTATTTCAGAAGAAGTAAAAACCATGAAAGCAACATGGGATAAATTTGGTGAAGAAGCAGTAAAGATTTGGAAAACAGGTGAAGGCAGCATTGATGTTGCAGGCAAGAAAGTTCACTTAGAACCATCGCTTATTGAAACGTTTGGTATAATACACACGATAGAAAAGTCTTTGATTAAAAATACCACATTTGGATTATCATTTCAAACAAGACTTGAAATGGCAAGACGCAATGGCGAACCTGTTGATAATGAAGCCTATCAGTTTGCTATATGGAAGGATGCCTTAAAAGATGCAAACCGTTCAATATTATTAGGTGATAATTATGCAATGAATATGTATAAGCGGGCTTTTCAGATTACAGGAAAAGAAAACCCTACTGAATACGCTGCAAAATTCTTAGCCAATTTCTTAATGCCTGTTGTAAAGGTTGGAACTAATTTTACACTACAATCTTATGAAAGAAGTTTTGGAACATATACAGGTACAGCGAAATACATTATTCATAAAGCCCTTGCAGAAACAGGACAAACGGCATTAGAGAAAATGACACCCGCACAGCGCGAAAGAACCTATCGTATGATTAATAACGGTATGATGGGCACTGCATTGGGCTTAATCGGTTGGTACGGCTATAAAAACATTGGCGGTTATTATATACCTAACCAAAAGAAAAAGGATAGTGATGTAAAAGAAGGTGATATTAAATTAACCGATAGCATGACTATCCCACACCTGCTACTTCATAATCCACGTCTTGCACCTTTACTTATCGGGGCAACAGCGCATAAGATTTTGGATTATCAATTAAAGAAGGGTAAAATAAAAGATGCTGATTATAAAGATGTTCTTAGCGGTTTGTATGCTGCAAGTTTAGGTATATACGAAGAAAACCCTTTTGCGGTAAGCGGGGAACATCTATCAAAACTTACTGATATGAGCAATATCGGAACCAATGCCACTGATTTATTAGTTAAGCCTTTTATACCGGGAGTGATTCAGGAACTTGCCGTACAGCATGACAATTATATTAACGGCAAAGGTACATGGGCAAATCTGAAAACAGGTAATTTAATGGAACGTAAAGCACATTCGCCTACAGAAGATTTAGAACTTGCAATACCTTATTTAAGAGAAAATGTAACGGCAGGGAGTTCTTATCCTATTAGTGATACCGCAAAGAAAATGTTTGAAGATAATGATGTGCCATTACCTACCCGTTTCAAACCCACCAAAGACCCCGAAACAAACGAGCCGTCCGCAACAATTCAAGGTGTGCATATACCTATTAATGAGGAGCAGGCTAAAGCGGTGGATAAGGAGATGGAGCAGATTATAACGAAAGAGGTTGAGGCAAGGACGAAAGGCGCAGGTAAATTTCCCGAAATAAATTCATCACATAAAGAGCATGAAGTAAAGAAGGCTATGCTGAAAGGATTGTCTGCAAAAACTTTAAAAGATGAAATCGCTGACATAAAGGAACGAGCGAAAGAAGTTGCGCTGGTAAGATTAGGTTATGCTACCAAAGAAGCAATCAAAGCTGGCATCAAAGAAAATAAGGCAGAAGCGAAAAATAAAGCTGATGAATTAAAGCATAATAAATGATAACAAAATCAGAATTAAAAGAACTCAAAGCATTAGGCGAACAGCACGATGTTGTAAAGAAGTTGGTGGATATGTTCGGTAGTCCAACAGTTGACGGATATTTAGCAGCGAGGGCTTTTTTTGATATGATGAATAAGCAGATTACCGAAAAGGCTGAAAACGGTGGGGAGTATTCAGCAAGCGATAAAGATAACAAGGAATACGAACGCCACTTAGCTTACATCAAACAGCGACCGCAACTTGCAAAAGATTTGGAGGCTGATTTAAGCACGATTATAAAATCAGAAGATTTGAAGGCCGAAGCAAAATCGAAGTCAACAAGTAGTGCAGTGCATTTTTAACGGGCATCGTCCCAATATCCTATATGGAACAAATTCAGAAAGAAGGCCATTTTAAAAACGGCAAAAAAGCACCTCCACGATTATTAGAGCGAACGGTTAAGCCCGACTTTTCAAAATCAAATCATCCATTATTAGAGAAAGAAAAGTTCTGGACAAATCAAAAGCAACGTTGGATTGAAGGAACTTATGTAGAGAATGATTACGGTGCGTGGCGTGTGCCGGGGTTAAGTATCTTCAACTACGACCAAGTAATAATCAAGAACAGAAATTCAGGTAAGCGCGAACCGTATGATTTAAGGGATGGAAGTTTACTTTTACATCAAACAATAGAAAAAAACTTCCAAGACCATTTAGGGACGGCTGTACTTAAAGCACGTTTGGTAGGATTTAGCACAGACCTTTATGGTGGATTCCCGTTTTGGCTTTGGAAAACAAACCCCGGTGCGTCAATTTCGGCAACGGCAAAAAACAAGGAGCTACTTGCAGAACTTTTTAAGGACAAAACCATATTTGCAGGGGAGCGATTAGATAAAGATATTATTGATTTCAGAAAAAGAAAGACGGGTAAAACTGCGGATGATAACTATGGCGATATACTTTTAAAAAATCAAACCAAAGACAGTGCTTATGTGCAGGTTGAACTAAAGTACAAAAATGAATTAGGCGACCCCGAAGAAATTTCAAGCCAAATGAGTTTCGTAGACACCAACCAATCATTAGAAAAGGCATCAGGGTTTTCAGGAACAGGGGCATTAGCTTTATTGTTTGATGAATTTTTCCTGCATAAATTTCCTGCGCAAACAATTCAGTCAGCAATCAACACACTATTAGACCCTAACAGCAAGAAACTTAATGCTTACATGGTATGTGGTGGAACCTGCGAAAATACGGTAAGCGCAGAAAACTTAGCAATACTTTATACCCTTTGGACAAAATTAGAATCGCTATCATTAAGGCCGTTGTTTATTCCTGCCCATTACGGATACGAGTGCGTTAATGGATGGAGTGATGTTGAGGCTTATAAAGAGTTTGACGAACAGGAGCGAGAAAAGTTCACACGACTAAAAGACCAAGAGGGGTTAATAGCACATTGTAAGAATCATTGTCTTACCCAAGATGATGTTTGGCAATTCGCAAAGTCAGCAGTGTTTGAAGAAGATGTTGCAAAACTTATTGAGAACCAAATAAAAGTAGCGCAACTATCAACTGAATATCAGGCAAGGAAAATAACTCTTAATAATGTTGGCGGCAATATCGAATTAACCAACAGCAAAGAGTTTCTGGATATGTACGAAATGATTGAACCTGTACGCCCCGGTGCTTTATACTACGCAACATTAGACGGAACAGCAACAGGCTTTAAGTCAGGCGCGCCCGAAGGCAGCAAGGCAGCAGCGATGATTATAAAGGGTAAAGACCAATCGAGCAAAATAGAATGTTGCCCTGTAATGTGGTGGATACACAGACCGCAAAGAGTGATGGATAGTTACAGGGCACTTGTCAACATGGTTCGTTACTATGATAAATTTGGCGGGTTCAGATTAATTTCAGCAGAAGCCAACGCAGCAACGGCAGAACACCTTACAGAGTTTCTCTTGAATGAAGCATTAGGGAAATTTATTTTATACAAGGCTAACGGAAAACCATTTTATAGCAGGCTTACGGAACTAAAAATATCACAGTTCCTTTGGGCTAATCCGTTTTTAAGAAAATATATTCAGCATTTTTTTTGTTTACCACTGCTACATGATTTAGCAAGTAAAGACGGCAAAGGCGATGCAATGGATAGCTTCTTAATGGGACAGCCGCTATTTCCAATAGGTTTTGATGAAGTTGCGCCAAAGAAAGAAAAACGTGTTATAGAAAAATCGGTTCTTAAACGTGTTCGTGGTAGAATGATGTGGGTTATAGAAAGAAGGACGGTTAATGCGTGAAAACTAAAAGGCTAAGCAGTACCGAACGTCAATACTGTTTAGCCTTACGTTGAGAGGTAGTGTCTCTTCATCTCCCAAATTTGTTTGTACAAACTATGCGCAAACATTCACCATGTTTACCATATAGCGGTGCAAAGGTAAGAACTTTTCAATACCTTTGTATCTAATTGCCAACGTGCAGGGCGGTCTGTCCCAAAGAAAAGAATCTTTTATTAAAACATTATTCTCTTAGATGGACGCACAGAATTACGCCACCGCAACGGTACGCACAGCACTCCCATACGCCACAGACGTAAAAAATTTAGAATTTATCGAATGTAAGCGTCAACCGCTATACGTTACCGAAGCGTATAAGTTTGCTAAAAACTGTTACGGGCAAAGTCAATATTTTTTAAACGTTGCCCGCAATCAGGTAAAAGACTGCTACAATATTCGCGTTGATGTAAATACTATTGAATCGTCTGTAACGGAAGGTATTAACAGGGGCATTGTCAGAACCCGCATACACGAAGAAGTAAAAGAGAACAGGGATTTTTATTATGGATTGCAGAATGACAACCTCATGGCGTGGAGTGCGAACAATCTTTCCATCAGCGTACCGGGTCAAGACTTAAAGAAGTACATTAATCACATGGACGGTGTTCAAACCGCAATGATTAAGCCTATTAAAAAAGGAATAAACACCACCATACTTGACAGTAGTTCCATTGAAAAAAAGAAAGGATTCTTAACCCTATGCCACTTGATTATTGACAACAGGGATTTGTTTAAAGAAATGGAGGCAAAAGGTGTTGTTATACGAAACCCGTTTGCTGAAATAATTCCCAATATAACCGATATTGAAATTGAAGATATAAAAGATATTGAGGATGCTTGGCGTGATGAATACGAAATTGAATCTGAAATATTCCTTAACAACCTGTATCAGTTTTATGATATGGAGGAATGTTTTTTAAGGCAGTCAAAAACAAATCTAATTGAGGGTGTTTCAACAATCATTTTGGAAGATGATGGATTGTATTACAAGCCTGTACAGGTAAATGCTATACAGGCAATGATTGATATTGATTGCAACGACCAATATGGCCGCGACATGATGCGGTGGGGATATGTTGACTATTTGACTTACGAAGATGTGTGTGCCTTAGTTCCTGATATGGACAAGGATATGAAAGCCGATATTTATAACCTATGTTATACCAACGACCAGCAAACAACAGATTGCTTAAACTATCTTCAAGCAGGCTTTGACAATATAAAATGGATAAACCCTGATAATAAACGAATAGCTGTTGTGAAAGGATGGTTTATTGCGCCACGTAATAAGCGTTATAAGGAGCGTGAAACAAAATTTGGTGATAGTTACATTGATATAATTGAAAACGAAAGAAAATACACCAACAGGTTTTTAGATGTTCCGCAACCCGATGGTGTATTAGGCGCTGATATACGCGGTGATTTTGACGAGTGGGATATTCATAAGTATATGATGATACTTAATAAGTATGTGTTTAATTATGGTTATGAAAGAATTGTTTATCGCACTACACAGGAAAAATGGAAGCCACAGCCTAATGCAATTCAATTTATACACGACCGTTCACAGGCAATGTTTCGTTCACCTGCTGGACGTTTAAAATGGAATCAATTAGAAAAAGACAGGCTAAAGAAAAAGATTGTTCAACTTACTGCAAAAGATAAGGGTCGCAATCTTATGGTTTATGCTGATGAACTCACAGATGGATTAAAAGGTCTGATTGAAGATTTTGATGCACAAGGTATATCATTGAAGTTATCACCCAAAGTTGACCATAATCCGCAGGGGAATAACAATCAGATTAATACTGTTTCGGAGGTGGTGGATTTATCGCTCTCAAACACTGTGTTGTCTTACTTAGAGCTTATCCGTTCGGAGAAACAGGAGATGAATGAAATTGCAGGGATTTCAGAGATTCAGCTTGGTCAGGATTCACAGACTATGGGCAAAGGCGTGAGGGAGGCAAGAGTAGCGGCAAGTCAGCAAGGATTAGTGTCGCAGTATGAATCGTTTGGGAAGTTCTGTACTATTACATTGCAGAGGTTTTTTGATTATAATAAGTTATGCCTTCCTCAAATCAAAAATGAGGAGAATCTTTTCATAAGCAAAAGAGGAGAGAATTTATTTGAGTTTACGAAGGAGTTAAGTACGGCACAAATCACCTTGCATATTGATAGTGTGACTGAAATTGACCCCAAAGAAAAGGATGGTATAATCATGGCTGCGGGCGCAATGGCGCAGCAATCACAGTACTTACAGGACGTAGGTGTATCTCCTATGTTACCATTTCGGCTAATGCGGGCAACTAACACCGACATTGCGCTTGCGGAAGCAGAACGTTCCATTAGAAAATCACAAAAGAAATTTGCTGCAACACAAGCTGCTAAATTTAAGTCTGAACAAGATAATGCTGCACAAGCTAATCAAGTGCCTATACTTTTAGAAAAAATGAAACAGGACAATGAAAATTGGCGCACCACCCAAACGAACGAGGTCAAAGCGATGACAGCGAAAATGGATAAGACTATGGAGTTTTTACAATTGCTTATGCAGCAACCGGAACCGGGGGATGGACAGCCTACGCAATCTCAACCCGCGTAGTAAACTCCTTCAAATTTAGTCTTACTCCATTTATACAAAATGAAATTGCGTTCACTGTATTTCATGTAGCGAAAAAATTCGTGGTCTTGTTGCGCGGATTCAAGCTCCATATCCTTTGTGAATTGTTCTTTAACAGCCCAATTCTTACCATCAAAGAAAAGAACACCGCAATCGGGTGGAAGTAGTTCGGCTAATGTCGCTATGTAATATTTGGATTTCATGCAGCAGAATCAGGCGGTGTAATCTCAATATTCCCCATTAAAATTTTCAAAGCATTATTAGCCTTACGGTACTGTTCCAAATAATCAATCAATGTGTCATAGTTGATTTCTAATTCAGATGATGTTTCTTTAAGTATTATAACTGATTTAGACTTGCAAACAAGTTGCGTTATTTTGTGGCGAATTTTATCACATTCGTGGTGCGCCATTCGTATATCATCAATATTAGTCAATGGAATTGTCTTATCTTCTGCATCATCTAATTCAATGAATTTATCCGAACCAGCAACTCCCATTCGGGTATTGCCTTTCTTGTAACCGCAATAAGGCTGTTCAGTATTGAACAATGGATAAATTTCATCTGTAATAACCCTCGCTAAGTGTGCAATTCCACCCGTAACGTTGAATCCAATAATGTTAGTCAATTTAGTTTCTAATTCAATCTTTGTTAATGGTATCATATTATTTTTCAATTATTGGGACTACTCCAAAGAAGTCGGTTAGTGATTGTATTTTATTTGCAAAATCTTTCTCTAAAACTATCTCACAGGATTGAACGCCAACTATGCCGTCCTTCTTATACATGACGCACACTCCATATTTACCTTTATCGTAAGCGCAGGAAATTAAATAATATCTGTCGCTATGTTTAATAAGCGTTTTGTCAGGCAACGGGTTTACAATATTAGATTGCGCCTCTAATCTTTCTCTTACGGTTTCGCTAAAATATAATTCGTTATTTTTCATTTCTTATTCCTCCAAACATCATTAATCATAGTTGCGTGTTTAACCTGCGATGACCTAACATAGCGTAAAAAACTACTAACGTCCTTATGTCCCGTAACTGCCATTATTGTAACAGGGTCAACTTTTCTTTCGTATAGGTTCGTGCTAAATGACCTTCGACCTCCATGACTGCTAACCTTCATCGCCTTATCTCCAATGCCAGCAGCGACACAACTCATTTTAATCCACTTGTCGAAAAAACTAATGCTTACTACGGGCATTTCACCGTTATATTTCTTTAATATCTTCTTAGCATAATCATGGATTGGCAGATACACGGATGTTTTCGTCTTAGTCTGTGTAACGCTGCAAACATTCTCACCATCCTTATACTTAATTTTAGTATAGTCGCTGAAACGACATCCGGTATAACTTAGCAGTATAAATATATCAGCACATTTCTGCTGACGTTCATCAAAGTATTTATGCTTGCGAAGCATATCAAGTTCTTTTTCGTTGAGGTGAAATGCTTGAGTTATGATAGATTTAACTCTCACCCCGGCAGTGTTGAGTTCTATCTTAGCCAACTTACATAATTGTTTAAGCGATATTGATAACTGCACTATCGTATTCGGTGCATACTTCAATTTAGCAGCCCTTACAAACGCAGGATAACCAAACTCCCCTTCAAGCGAATAAAGAAATTTAAGCATACTCCTGTGGGCGTTGTAGTTCGACTTTGTAAACTCATTAGATGCAAAGACTTTCGCTAAAGTTGTTGCAATATCTTTGAATGAAGCAGTTGACTGTTCTACGGCTTCGGGGAGGGAGTATGTGGAGGTGGTGGTGAACATATTAGAATCTAAAATATTTTTTCCAAAACCAATCTTCTTTTTCCGTGTGCTTTACGCCCTGCTGCTTTTCTTTAACAAACCTTTTATAATCCTCTAATACATTTTCAACCCTTCCAGAAATAGCGTCAATATCTCTTTTTAATCCCTCGTTTATAAGTTCCAACCCTTTTTTAAAGTGCGGAATTGATAGATACAATTCTCTAATATATGGCATACGAGAACTGTATCGCATAGATTCGCCTCTCCAATCAATCATCACAACGTTTGACGAATCTTTTAGCGTGTCAATTAACTCCTGCTGTTTTTTTGCAAAGTCAAGCATATTTATATATTCATCATAATCAATTGTTACTTTCTTTTCGTTCATATTATTTTATTTTAAATCAAACCATGTAGGATTTTGTTCTATAAACTTGCGCATATCTTTTTTCGCAACAAAGTAACCTTTACCAACGTAAATCAGTTCGTTGTTTAATTCATCATGCGTAAGAGGCGTGAAACGGTCTTCCCACAAAGCAATATTAGCAGCACGATTTTCTTCGGGCGTTGGCGGTATTATAAAGCCATCCTTTATTTTGTATCTTAGCGATTTGTTGTTCATTTGTTATTAAACCTTATCAATCCCTTTTTCAATTGCCAATGCACAAACTTCTGCAATGGTTTTTTGTTTATCGAACTTTTGTATTTGTTTTAGCAGCACTTTTGTATGAACCGCCTTTTCTACAAACACGGTCACACCTACCGCATCTGTTCCGCATTTTGTGTTGTCTGATTTTTTCATGGGGACAAATATAAATAGTAATTACTATACGAAACAACAATATTTTAAACTTTAACATTTACCCCGCCCTTGCAACTTAAACAATATTCATTACTTTTGCTGAACATACTATATGTATTGCCTACGTGCATCCGAATTATTCTTAGTTATCCCAATTTAACTTTAATTCAATGAGCAACATAAAAGGCAAATTAGAACAATCATTACGAGCAATCCCACCAAACCTATCAGACGAACAAACCGTAGCGTGGTTTAGAAGTATGCTTGCTACTATAGCGCAGGAGGTTGATGCGGTGTTATCATCAGCAGGTGTATCGTCTTTCAATACACGAACAGGGGCTGTAACACTTACAAGTGGCGATGTATCAGGAGCAAGCGGACTGCTTACTACGGGGGCAAACGCGGGTTCAACAGCAGCACCAACCGATTTTGGGGGAACTTTCGGAATAAAAGTTGACGCAATTGATTCTTCAGGAACAAGCATGATTTCGTTCGCTAAGATGATTGGCGTCAAGGAATACACATCAGCACAAGAGGCGTTGCTTGTACCCGGTTCAGGTGCGGTTATTATAAACACTGATATTGTTACGGGTGGTGCGGTAAGACGCTATACGGGGTCGGCTTGGGTAACGGTTGGTGGCGGCGGCCTCTCCCCCACAGGCAGCGATGTAGGGGCGACAAGTCAGGCGCAGGTGTTTACGAATGGATTAATCTCTAATGTGTTACAGGCTAATACAGGAGGACGAACTTTATTAAAAAATAATGCTGGTGATGCTTTTTTGAAAACGAGCGTTGGCGGTTTTGACGTTGAAGTGGGTGATTCTAATGCGGCAGCTAATGGCACATTATTAACTGTTTCGGATTCCGCTGAAACCATTTCATTAAAAGCTGATAATGGTGTTCTTTTGCCTGACGACCAAATAATTGGTGCAGGTGCAAATGCTAAAATGGCTTTCAACCAATCAGCCCAAACAGCCACGATAACGGCTGCTAATGGGGTGAGTACGAGTGCGGGGTTTACGGTTGGAACAGACCTACTAACCAATTCCATTAAAAATAACGGAGGCAACGCAATTGTTATTACACAGACTACAACAAACCCTATCACGATAAATTCTGGGACAGGGATATTAGAACTTAATCTGCCTGTAGATGGATTGTCTATGAACGGCGGCACAGGGTACACAGGCACATTAGCCCAAGCTATAAGTGACGGTGCAACTATTGAAAACGGAATAATTAAAAACCCTTAAACAATAATAGATTATGAAAACAGAACAACAATTAAACGAACAGATTGAAATTATCAATGAACAAATCGCTAAATGTGAAACAGAGTTAGCATCAATACTTCCAGAAGGAACTGAACCAGAACAGTACGATGAAATAATTAAATCAGAATCATACAATACTGTTATGAGAAATAAATCTAATTGGGAGGGACAGAAAACAGGTATCGAATTTACTTTAAATTAAAAAAAAAATAAAGAAATGAAAAAACTTACAACCATCCTATTAATTCTGACTGCTGTTTTAAGCGGCAAATTCGGGAAAGTAGCGTTCGCTACAGCAACATTTGTTTCACTAAAATATGAAGCAGGGCACTCACAAAACAAGCGATTAACATTTCAAAGTCCCGCGTGTTCAATATCTGCCATTGGTGATACAGGATTTTACTTTGCTGCTTATACATCAACACTGCCAACAACCTGCAATCCTGCAAATATTGCTATGTGGGGAGTGGGCAAAAGAACTATGTACAACAGCTTCGACACTACCACGTTTATGAAGGGTGTGTGGCTAAAAGAATCCGACAGCACAAACCACAACAGCATGGCAAGTGTAACAGGCATTACCATGAGTAACAATGCAGGGCGGATATTGCGTATTCCTATGGATAGCGTACTAACGGTATTCCCCAACAAAACATTTGTTGCGGCAAATTACTATCCGTTAAGCAGCAATCCAAGTGGCTATATTACAGCAAGCGCATTAAGCCCATACTATTTAGCATCAAATCCATCGGGCTATATTACCTCATCTGCATTATCACCATATCTTACAGCAAGCACAGCCGCTTCGACCTATTATCTACAAACTAATCCTGCAAATTACATTGCTTCGATTAACAGTAGCATGGTTACAACAGCATTAGGATTTACACCTTACAACAATACCAATCCGAATAATTATATATCATCTGTTTCGAGTAGCGATATAACTACTGCATTGGGTTATACCCCTTATAATAGCTCTAATCCATCAGGTTATATTAGTAGTATAAGTAGCGGGAATATTACAACAGCATTAGGTTACACGCCCTACAATGCTGCAAATCCATCTAACTATATCAGCAGCATAACAAGCGGCAATGTAACTACGGCTTTAGGATATACTCCCGTTACCAATGCAAGAACAGTTACAATCAACGGCACAGCACAGGATTTAAGCAGCAACAGAACGTGGAGTGTAGGCACATTGGTTGCGGCAGATACAAATTCGTTAAGTAGCCGTATAAACTTAAAATTAAACAGTACCGATACAGCCACTTTCAGAACTGCATCGAATAATGCCTATGCGTCATTAACCGGAAGTTATTCAAATCCTTCATGGATAACATCGTTAGCACAGTCAAAAGTAACATACACAGGAACCACAGCGCAGTATATCAGGGGTGACGGCACATTAGCAACATTGCCAACCGTAAGCGGGGCTACAGGAACATTCGGGGTAGTTACTACGGCAAATGGCGTTGTATCGGCAGGTAAAAGAATTGAAGTTTATTCAGGCACAACAAATGCAAGTGGTGTATATACCGTAACGTTCGGGACGGCTTATTCAGTTGCTCCAAATATTCAGGCAAGCATTACCAATCAGTCCAGCACTAATCAATATGTTAGAATAGCATCTGTTAGCACAACAGGTTTTACAATTAACGCCTATTCGTTCAGCACAAACACCCTGCTTGGAATAGTCAACTTAATAGCAACAACAGTAAATGTAACAGGTGCAACTGTTGACGTTCTTTGCACAGAGAAATAAACTTTAAAACCCATATAACAACATGAACTACTACAAATTAATTGACGGTGACATAGAAAATTACTATGCAGAAGGTGAATCTAATGTTACTTCAATTACACTAACCTACAAGGATTCTGTATTAGACAGCGCGGATTACGACCCAACGATAGAGGACGTTCCTATGGAAGCCATTTCATCCGACTTCGATGAATTTGTACAGGCAAGGTCTGTTGCAGAGGGGTTACACGATGATGGTTTTGCGTTTGTTGGCACAAGTCCAATCCACCACTAATACATGTTTAAAAACCTTACTACCATTGAGGTTGCAAACGTGCTTAAATATGGCATATTAATCGTACTTATACTTAATTTAGTTGGGTATGATTGCTTTGGCATAATTCATTCACTAAATGACACCTCCGACCCCACTAAAAGGTATTTAAGCGATACGGTATTCTTTTGCTGTACTTCGCTTAGTTGGGTTGTTATGGCACACACATTAGGAATAGTTAGAAGCAATTTATTTCAACCATTCAAGTGGCTTGCTGTGCTTACAACTATCCTGATAGCATATACTTGGAACGCCTTCTTAGACGAAGCATTTTTTGACCCTCAAAAATTAGGATGGAACGAGTTGGTTTTCGGCATTTTAACACCTATATTTGCAGTAAGAAAATATATTAAGAAATGATGCTATTGCAGGCGGACAAAATAATAGACAGCATGAGTGACGGCCTGAAAGAGGCTGTTCTTAAATCAGATGCAAATGATACATCGGTAATAGTATTTTTCTTAGGATTACTCTTTCTTGTAGGAGCTGTTATAATCGTAGCGGTTATGTACCGACAAATGCGGGCTGACAGGAAAGAAATTATACAAATTCAGAAAGACCATGCTGAAAAAATGGAAGATATTATTACCGTCCGAAATGAAACGATGGAGCGTGTAAATGAATCTTTAAGAAGTGTAGCAGCAGCATCGGCAGGGATAATAGCAACAGTAGAAGGACATTCACAATTATTAAAATCAGTACAGGACTTAATTATAACCAAACTCTTGAAATAAACCCAAAGTGATAAAACTACTCCCTATAGCGTTTTTAGACCTGATGATGTTAGGGGTAACTTTTAGCGGGGCTGTATTCACTTTGATTAAGTTTGTGAAAAACAAATTACAACTTACAAGACGCGATTGGGTTCTACTTGGTATGTATTGGAGTTACACGCTTTTTATAATGTTGACGTTTTTATTGGAATACATCGTTTACATTCAATGCGATATTGAATTTAATCAATCAATTTATAGTTGGATATTGATTACTCGCGGGGTTGGGTGCATCTTTACTTGGCTTGCAATAACGTGGTCAAGTGGATATAAGTTTGGGGGTGAAAATTGAGTGCATCCTCCGAAAATGGCAATGGTATAACGTGGTCGCGTTACATAGTAGCATTTGCCTTTTTCTTAACGGTACAAGCTGCGGTTTTGGGGCCTGTTTTGTCAAGGCTTGGTGATATTCAAACACAGATTGATAAGCACGAAGCGTTGCCCCATCACTACGGGACTGCGGAGAAGTTGTCTGCTACGGAAGTTAAGTTTACTGAGGTGGAAACCCAGCTACGTTCGCAAAAAGAAGTTTCGGAAATAAGAATTGCGGCACTTCAAAAACAGATTGATGAACTGAAATTTGAAATACAGAAAATTAAAGATGGAAGAAAGTAAGTCTAACATCAACACCACCATTCTATCAATAGCACTCGCTTTATTCTGTGCGGGCTGCATCTACCTCTACTACTGCTATACACACTAAGACTATGCGCATTTCCCGTTTCACCCGCGACTTGATTATTATTGGAGTGATGATTGGCGCTGCGATGGTGAGCGTGGTGTGGAGGGCGAAGTTTTCAGGGTGATAATCAATGCTTTAATTATACTGCATTAAAAAATAATTAAAAACGCTTGACAATTGATTTTTCGTTATTATCTTTACGCCCGAAATGAAACAGAAATCTACAAAGGGTCGAAAAAAGCTATCTCCATTAGAGAAGAAAATTGAAGTTAGATTTTTTCTTGAAAATAAAATAATATTGGCTAATGGCGGTAAAGAAAAATACATTGAGAAATGTAAATCATTAGCGGCAAAGGTTAAGAACTAATCGGGTTTCGGAGTGTTTCTCGATAAATCCCCTGTATATCGCAGGGGTGGCTAATAGGAACAGACTATTCCCCGATGGGGGTAACTAAGCAGTAAACTATAAACAAATAAAACTATGCTAAACATTTTCAAAAGGTCTATCAAAGGCGAAAACGTAACTGCCGATATAAAGGTTGCGGAGAAAAAATATCCAAAAGAAGTTATTGAAATACACAATCATTTTAATGGTGCTGGTGAAGCACTTTTAGCGGAAGCACAGCGAACTTTGTCTTTTTGTAGGGAGCGTGATAAAGAAAAAGGTAAGCTACTTAATAGTATTGGGTTCGTAAACACACCACAGGCTAAAGAGGTAAAGGAGCTTGAAGTAAGGGAATATGATGCAGAGAAAACCGCTAACTTGGTTGAGTATTACAGAATAAATTATCCCAACAATAAATTCATTACAGAAAGAATCGTAAAATGGATTTGCGAAAAATACAACCTTGTGTGTGGTGACGTGTCTTTGTACAAAGGGTTTGTGCCAACGGAAAAACTTAAACAAATACAATCGTTTAAAGTTAATAAAAATGACAGAGGTTACGCAGAAATAAGAAACCGAGAAACAAAAGAATTGATAGCATGCTTATCTAAATCAGACCTTGCAGATAAAAACCTTGATTGGTGCAGGGAATGTATTGACGACAACAAAGAGTTTTACACCACAAGTTGTTCATCGTTCAGAACTAAATTTGCATCTTACAATTTAAATGACCACTTAAAAGTTTACCCTGTTGGACAAACATTAAAGATTTGCGCCCCAATAAAAGACATGGATACCACAGGGATGAAACTAAGCGGCTACAAATTAGAAAAGCACATTCCCGACCCTGTTGTATTGCAACCTGTAAATGGCGGCTACCTTATCGTAACCGCGTGGGGTGACGAGGCATCGGATGAATTAGTTGTAAATCAGAAAATGAATTAATAAATAAAATAATGGCAAAACAGAAACTTTTAAAACCGATTCATTTGGCTTGCAGCGATGATGATATGCGACCAATATTACAGCACATTTATATTGATAAGGGATGTGCAATTGCGACCAATGGAAATATAATGGTTAAGTCTGACCTTATGGAAAACTCTTTGATTAATGACCAACAGATTGTTGATAGCCTTGAAGGGAAACTGATTCACAAAGATGTTTGGAAAGACTTAATAAAAGCTGCGCGAATTACGGTTTCGGAAGATAAGATTAATGCTTATACAAGCGGAGGAGTGATTGAGTATCCGTTTGCGGAACCTATGGGTGAAGATGGTAAGCCATTGCGTTACCCTAATTACAATACAATTATCCCTCCTGATTCTGCTAAACAGGAAGTGGCTGAATTTGGATTGAGCAGCGAACTTTTTGCTATTATAGGAAAGGCATTAAAAACAGACAGGCTTAAATGTGTTCTGAATGGTCGTAATAAAGCGATTTGTGTTACACCTATTGATACTTATGAGGAGTTTGCTATCATTATGCCTATTGATGTTAGTTTGTAAAAACTTGGTTGGTTTAGGTTAAGGGCAAGCGGTCTGGTTAACGTAAGACTTGCCCTATTTTTAAAGAGTAATTAAACAAAAGCAAAATGAACGATAACACAACAAAACTTTTAGAACAGTTAGCAAATAAGTTAGGCACAACAAGCGGATACCTATGGGGTGTGTTAGTAAAACAAGCACCCGTAAGCGCGACTATAACATTAATGTATCTGCTGCTAACAATTGCTTACGGCTTTGTCTTATATAAGACATATAAGAAAGCGTTTTCAGTATATGCAATGCCGAGGTTCTTTTGGATTGGTGCTGCTGTGTTATTTGGAATTATATTTATAATATTATTCTTTTCCTTAGATAATATTATCAACGGTTATTTTAATCCTGAATATTGGGCTTTAAATAAAATTCTTGAATCTATAAAATCATATTAACATGGTAATCTACATCGCATACTTATTAATAGCAGCAGCATTTATCTACGGTGGTAGGTTGATATACATTGGAATTAAGAATGGGGAACATAATGAGTTATTCAAATGGGTATAGAAAGCACAAAGACAGTAAGGAGAAGTAGCGCAACGTATATGCTTGGATTAAAGGGCGTTGTTTTATACGGGCACGAAAGCAATGAAAAACTTGCTGAATTATTGTACCGCGAAAGGGAGAGTATCTTTGAGAATTACGATGTGGTGGATGACGCTTACGAAGGTGACGAATCAGATAACTTTAAAGCGGGATGGTGATGGAAAACGATTGGGTAGATATAAAAGATAGATTGCCAGAAACAAAAAAAGCTGCGGGAAAAACTCTTTGTACGCACAGGTCAGATGTTGTGGAAACGTATTCTCCTAAAAGCGACGAGACAATCGAATTTGTTGAGTTAAATTATTTTGCAAGATATACCTACAACACAAAGGGCAGTTGGTTTCGTGACGACAGTTTAATTACCCATTGGAGGCCGTTCACCCCACCTACTACCACCCCATAAGGAAAAATAATTTAAAAAATAATGCACTACAAAATAGTAAAATACATATTTAAAAGCGGTCGTGTTGAGTATAGCCCGTTTGTTAAGAAGTGGTTTGGGTGGGTTGCTATAACACGCAACGGTGGGACATTTATAGAAAGGGTGGTGTGTGATGAACTTGAAAGGGCTGAACGGCTGATTGAGTTGCATAAATCGGGGAATACTAAGTTGGTTAAAAGGGAGGTGGTATAATGGAAGAAGAAAAAATATTCACATTCACAGAGTACAGTGCTGACAGGCCACCAAAAGCAATCAGGAAAAAAGAATCTGAATTGAGTGCTGCTGATAAGGCTTATCTGTTAGGAGAGTTGATACATAGGTTTAATCACAATACTCGCGAAAATCAAGATAAGTTTTTAAGAATGATTGTTGAGGATTATGAGGAAAAGCATTATAACAAAGAGGCGTTGCATGATTTTGAAACGTTTGGGGATAGGAATAAATTGAAAAAACTATAAATAAAAAACAATATGCCAAATTACAGAGCAGTTTACAAGTCAGACCACTTAGGCGTTATAGACTTGGAGGAATGGGTTGAACAGAGCAAATCGTTAGTGTTCACGATTAAAGAAGTTAAACAGGAAATAGGTGTAACTGTTGCAGGTAACAAAGGCAACTATAACATAGCTTATTTTGTTGAACCTATAAAGCCATTAGTTCTCAACGCAACTAACGCCAACACTGTACGCAAGTTGGGTCGTTTCGGAACAGACGTTGATACATGGAAAAATATTCCTGTTGAGTTATACATTGATAACACCGTAAAAATGAAAGGTCAGGTTGTTGGTGGGGTAAGGATAAAGACGGTTAGCCCTACTCCGCGACCTGTAATTAATCCTGATAATGCTATTAAGATATTATCTGCATCAACTACACTTGCTGAATTGCAAACAAATTGGGGTAAGTTAAGCAAGGATGAACAGGCGTTACCGATAGTAATAAATAAGAAAGATTCACTTAAAGCAACCCTGAAATGATAGCAATGTTTGATGTGGTTCAGGGAGAACAGCAATGGTTTGAGATTCGATGGGGTAAAGTAGGTGGCACACTTGCAAAAGGTTTGTTTGTTGATAGCGATACCCTTATGATAAAAATGCTTGCAGATAAATTAGAGGAATTTGAATTGAGTGAAGATGATTTTCAAAGTGCCGCAATGGAAAATGGGACTATGCTTGAACCCGAAGCAAGGGCGCAACTGTCAGACTATACAAATCTTAAATTTTTACCCTGCGGTTGGCTGCAATCTGAATCAATCCCAATATTGGGTATAAGCCCAGATGGTATAACAGAGGACTTAAAAACAACTTGTGAATTAAAGTGTCCTGAAAGAGCAAAGCACACAAGCACAGTTTACAATAAAGAAATACCATTAGATAATATTCATCAATGCGTACACTACTTTACGGTAAACTCAAAACTCGAAAAACATTATTTTGTTTCATTCAGGCCGCAAAGTAAAGTGCCATTGTTTGTAAAAGAGTTGACAAGGGATAGTTTGGTGAACTTAGGAACAGCAAGTAAACCACAAATAAAAACAGTTGGCGAATGGTCACAACTTGCAAGGGCAAATGCAATTGTTTTACAAGCAAAAATAAACGAAGGGGAAATCAAGGTAACATTTTAAATATAATCAATCATTATGGAAGTAACACAAATCGAAACAGTAAGCGAACAGGCATTAGAAAAAGTAATCACAGACAGTGGGTTACAATTAAGTGACGCGGAGGCAATTAAGCAATCCTATCTGCCATTCTTTAATCAGTTAGCCGGAATCAAAGCGGAAGCTGAAAAAATAAACTTTGATAACCCTACTACAACGGATGAAATGATTGCGCGGGAATTAAGATTGCGCACAGTAAAAATTCGCACAGGGTCGGAATTGGTTAAAGATGAAAGAAAGAAGATTCATTCGCTTAAAGCCAACTTGGAGCAATCTGCATGGAACTTAATCAAATCAACTTGTCAATTAGACGAAGAACGATTTAATCAAGTTGAAAAGCGTAGAGAGATTTTGGAGAAACAGCGTAAGGCAGACCTCAAAAAAGAGCGCACCGAAAAGCTGTTACTGTATTGTGAAATCGCTGAACAATTGCCTTTGGGTGAAATGAGTGAAGTTGATTTTGAGAATATGTTTAACGGATATAAGGCTACCTATGACGCTAAGGTCGAAGCAGAACGTAAGGCAGAAGAAGAAAGGTTGCTTAAAGCGGAACAGGAACGTTTAGAAAATGAGCGCATCAGGGTTGAGAATGAAAGGTTGCGTGTTGAGGCGGAACAAAAAGAAAAGGCGTTGGCTGCTGAACGTGCTGAACAGGAACGTATATTGGCAGAGCAACAAGCAAAACTTGAAGAAGAACGTAAAATGGCTGCTGCTAAATTGGAGCAGGAAAGAAAGGAAGCAGAAGAAAAGTTAAGAATTGAGCGTGAATCACAGGCAAAACAATTGGCAGAAGCAGAGAAAAAAGCGCAAGAAGTTGCCGCCAAATTAAAGGCTGAACAGGATGCTATATTAGAGCAAGAGCGTGCCGCCAAAGCAAAACTTGAAGCCGAATTAAAAGCAAAGGCTGATGCTGAATTGAAATTAAAACAGGAGGCTGAACAGAATGAAAAAGACCGTATCGCTGCTGAAAAGGCTGCGGCAAAAGCACCGGATAAGGTTAAATTAAAGGCGTGGATTGAATCAATTAAAATGAATGATATTCCAACGGGATTAAGCAACGAATCGGGAACGGTTGGCATGTTGATTTCAAACAAGTTTGATGGCTTTAAAACATGGGCTTTACAACAAATTGAATTACTTTAATCAAAATGACAAAATATTACAAGGTGGTTGAGGTTGAGAAGGAGTTGCCGGAATGTGGAATTGACTTTATAACAATACACAGGGATGGACACGTACATATATGGCACAGAGGTTATAACGGCAAAAACGAGAATGACCAACAGTACAGAAATTTGTTAGTACATTCTGGTATAACCCATTGGCTCAAAGAAATTACCCCGTCCGACCTACCCCCTGCCTCGGATGATAAAGAGATTGAAAGGTTAGGGGCTATTGCATTAGAAGAAACGAACAACATTTCAGTTCTGACAATTAACGATGACGAAGAAAATATCTTTAGAGTTGGCTTTGTCTTAGGCTATAAAAATGCGCTCAATACACTATTCAAATGATTCCAAACCTCCTCTTCATCCTTTACATCGAAACCCGCGAACGCTTCCTGTCTGCGCTTCATTGGGCTAAACATAATTATTACGAAATAATCGTGATGGTGGGGCTGATTGCTATAGGAATAGTGTTTGTGTGGATAGGGATAAAGTTTGGAGGGAGGTAAGATGAAACAGAACGAAATAATAGAGGGCAACAAAGTTATCGCTGATTTTGCTGCATTAAAAAGCGAATCTGGTTATTGGCTATTGATTGTCAAATCGGATAGCGGGTGGTTCAATTTCCTCGAATTGAAATATAATGAATCATGGGACTGGCTAATGCCCGTTGTCGAAAAGATTGAATCATTAGGCTATTACTTTATGATTAACAAATGGACGAGTGCATATACAAACGGAGCTGATGGAGATAGAATATCTATAACAACGGTAGAGGGCAAAACAAAGATTCTTAACACATGGAAAGCCGTAGTTGAGTTCATAAAATGGCACAATCAAAACAATTCAAAATGATACCCCGCATCCTCGCCTTCATCGAAACATCTCGTTGGACACCGCGAATACTTATTATCGTTGTGTTGGGGCTGATTTGGTTGATGGCGAGGGTGGAGAATATAATATGATGGAAAGAAAAATAAACGAAAACGATTTGGTTGATTCTGAAATGCTAAAAACATACGGAGAAATTGATGGACTGAAAGTCATTGAGGAATTATTGTTGTTCAAAGGCGTACAGGTTGCGGGGGCAACAAAGATTGTTCACAAAAAACACTTAGACGATATTGCATTGGTGGTTTATGGACTAAAGGCAAACGCAACCAATAGACTATACGTAGGGATGCAATTGGATAAGTTTTATAACCGTGCAGGGCTGGTGTGCGATAGTGGGAGAGTAAAAGTTCCTGTTAGTATTTATAACAGAGTTAAAGAATTAAACGATAGTTACAAAACTAAAGATAATCAAACATATGAATAAACACCTACTCTTATTTTTATTGTTGTGCAGCGTTTCGGCAGGGGCGCAAATGAAACAACCTCCACCTTGCAAAGTCCTGTACCCGCCACCAACAGCAAGATTCGCGCTAATGAACCTCCCGTTCGTTGCAGGTCAAATGTCAGCGCACGTTTCAATAGACTTTGATTGTGACAGCATCCTTACCCATGACAAAGGTGCAAACTTAGAAAAGTATGTGCGCGATACTTTATTTAAGCAGGTAAAGAAATGGTTTGGTATAGACAGCATAAACGTAGATTATCATTCAACACATGGTTGGCTAACTACCGACCCTGAAACAGCAGCAGGAATAACTTCATCTGCTATGTGGCTATCATCGTTCAGAGATAGAATGATTGTAAGCCACCCTGCAAGTGATTATCATGTATATCTATCAGGTAGCGGGGTGAACATGGGTGGGTCGGCATATCTCGGAACATTAGGAACTAATTATAATGTAGCGTTCTGCAACCTGCATACTTATGACCATGACGAATTAGATTCGGTATATGATTGGAACGTTGAGTGTGTGGCGCACGAAATAGCACATGGGTTTTTTGCCTCGCACACACATGGATGCTGCTGGAACGGCAATAATACCGCGATAGATTCATTGCCTGGATATACGGAAGGTGGCTGTATAGTTGGTGGCGGCAACATCGCAATACCTACTATTGGCGGTACAATCGAAAGCTATGGACACATAACTCAATACGGTATTAAGTTTTACTTGGGTTGGGGAGAGCAGCCACGCGATACTATGAGGGGCTTTATTCAGACTGCTAATATAGCGGGCAAACTACTCTACCCCAACGGCTACAATCCCTGCTCCCCACCATCAGTAACATCAATCTCTCCCGATACGTTATCGTGCTATGTAAGTTGGACGGCAAATTCATTTAAGTATCGTTACAGATACCGTAAGATTGGGCAGATATGGAACGCTGCTATACCGAGAACTACGAACAGCGCAACCATAACAGGATTGAGCAGCAAGACTTCGTATAGCGTACAAGTGCGAGCGTATTGTAATGGAGCGTTTGGTAATTGGGGTGTATTGAAAACTTTTAAGACGAAATAGATATGGTAGCATCAGAATTAAGAATAGGTAATTTGGTAAACAGGAAGTATTTAAACCCCAACCCGCGTAATACAGGATATGAATATGAACCTGCTGAAATTACACTGATAAGAGAAAACTCCTGTAATATAAAGTTAAAGGATGGAAATAAGTTAGACATTGCATTTAAGCATGGTTCTATAAGCCCTATTGCGATTACAGAAAGATGGTTGTTAGATTTTGATTTTGAGAAGGAGTTTAATAATACAAATTCGAGGTGGGAATATTTTATATCGCGTCATGGCAGCAATGTAATTATTGAGCCGTTTAACAGTCAATGGATATTTATTTGGGAATTAAATTTTGTTGGCAGACCAATTGATTCTGTTCACCAACTCCAAAACTTATATTTCGCGCTCACAGGTCAGGAATTAACAATAAAAGATTAAGGACAATGATAGCCGCAAAAGAATTAGCCCAATACGGCAAAGTTGAACAATGTGAAGATTCTGGAGAAATGTTCCATGTAAAAATCACAAAAGGTTTTAGCATGAATATGCGAAACACATTTGAGTTATTGGATAAAATAAGAAAATCAGTTAGTGGCAAGTACAATACAATTCACGAACTTAAAACAGATAAAGATATATTTCACTTAATTTTAAAACGATAACATCATGACAAAATTTGACGAATACTCCGAAATCCAAAAACATAAAGTCCAGTTAATGTCACTTTGGTTTAATCAGGGAGAGCGCCACAACGCGCCCTGTACCTTCATTAACGGGGTAACAAATACAGAAGGAACTAAAACATCTACGGAACTGCGGATGCTTTTATTCAACGGCTTAGATTATCCTGTTAAGTTCTTCTTAGAAGATGTGTACACCGAAAAGATGGCACTATACTTTTATAACACCTTTGAGCGATTGGATGGCGCACCTGTACCGCGACCGGAACCAATTGAGGCAACTAATGGCCAGCGTGAATCAGAACTACTTCGCGTAAACACCCGCTTCAATCATGGGGATATGGTGGAGGCTGCTTACGTGAGGTTGGAGTTTATGTTTGGGGTGGATTTGGAGAGTTGGGGTGCGTCTTACTATAATGGAGGGGTGTGAGATGGATGACAAACAAATTATAATATCGGGATGCTGCTTTATAATAGGGTATTTAATGGGAAGGTTAAAACAATGGCTAAAAAAGAATTAGAAAAAGTAAGGTGTAGTGTATGCGGTAGAATATATACTGCAAGAATACCTAAAGGCGGGGATGGTACATTTTTATATCCACGAAGGCATCAGAGTTTAATAGGCAATCCATGCAAAGGTAATCTTCAAGAGGCGGAATATCTTAACCCCTACCCCACGCGGGAACAATAATATTAAGAAAAATAAAAACAATAAATTATGGAAAACGAACAAACAAAAAATGGAGTTAAATCAGACTGCGGAATGTATTCTGATAAGCAGGGTTTTCAAATAGGTAAGTTTGAAATTTCAATTATGGATGAAGGCGAAAGGCAAACCGTGTGGATAACTGACACTTCAATTGGCGATGGTGGTGAATTTCCGCTAAAGGATATTGAGGGGATTATCGAAGAATATTATAATAAAAACGTTTAACCCCAACGCGGCACTAACAAGAAAAATAAAAGGAGGAAATAAAAGATGGAAAATTATGAACAAGAGGGTTCAACAATATGGTGGCGAAGTATTTCGTGGGATGAGCAAAATAGGCTATCAAAGAAATACCCTGATTTTAACGGAGTATATGCTATACATAACATTTGGGTTTACGAAAAAAAACCAAGTCCAATTAATCTTAACCCCATGCACACAAAAAACGATAACAAAGAGCCGCATGAGTTCTGGAATGAATTGCAGCAACTTCTTAATAAGCACTCAAAAGAAAACGGCAGCAATACGCCTGACTTTATTTTGGCTGATTATTTAAAAGAGTCGCTGCATCTGTTTAATCAGAGTGTTAATCGCAGGGAGGAGTGGCATGGGAAGAATAAGGTGATACAGAATGATGCTATTGAATTTGCAGAATGGTTAGACTTATACGGATGGAAAAGAGTCCCTGTAACTAACAGGCAATGGAAAGACGGACCGCATACAAAGACTATTGATGAACTTTATAAATCATTTAAATCAAAATAATTTGAACCTGTTCGAGCATCCTGATTTGATAAAATAATATTAAAGAAAAATGAAACTCACAAAGAAAGCACTCAACGAATTTATTGGATGGACAACAAGCCGTTACAATAATTATTTGGGATATGGCACTAAAAAAGAAGCGGTTGATTTAGCATTTAATTCTATAAAGAACGGTTACTATACTTTGATTTGGCTTAAAAGAGATAAGACACAGGTTGTTAAAGAAGATAAAGAAAAAACAGTTTTTGAAATTCGCTGTGCAAGCTCTGTTGGAGAATCGGGAACAGGCAAATATTGGAAAGTAAAACAGTCGGGCGATGATTATATTGTTGACTGCATTAATAAAACTATCACAGCAATACGTTCAAATCGGTTAATTAGATTTGATTGATTACCTTGCACATTCACTTTAATACTTGTACTATGAATAACTACACTATAGGCGCTGACGGACTACACGATAGTAAGCCAATTGTATTTAAAGATAACGCGGTTGTCAGCCCTGTCCGCAACGAAGAAGATTTTATGGAACAGGTTTTGAAAATTAAATCTTACTATGATAATCCACGTCCAAAACTTCGCTATAAATCTGACCTATATTGCTCTTTTATGATGATTCTTAATTCACTTTAATACCTCTAATATGGACAATAAGCAAAAACTCGAACAATCATTAATCGCACTGCTAACAGAAGTTGATGTTTCAATAGTAGCCGACATAAGAAATAAAGTTGCAGCAGCAATACACGAAAGCATTGTTGATGTGTGCCACAGAATGCTTAAACTTTCAGAACAATGCGAAGAGTTTGGAGAAGAAAAAGTAAAGGCTATACGGAAAATATTGTTGGATAATTTAATTGAGGAATTAAAACCGGAGTAATGAGAAAATATTGCTACTACATATTTTTTGAACTTGCACATAAGGACGGAAAGACCTATGTAAATTCAAGGACGTGGGTTTGGTTAATTTTTTTTCCTTTGCTTCTGTGTGGTGTTTTTCTTGTAAAAATAGTAAGTGGGGTTATAACAGGTTTAATAGAGTTTATTTTTGAGGCGTTTAATATGGGTGAGCCAACCAAGTATAGAAAAGAGGATATTGATTCATATAAATCACGGTCTTTAAAAAGCAAATTAAACATGATAAAAAATCTAATAGAATTATAAATAAATAAAAACATGGAAAGTTTAATAGGCAAAAAAATAAAAGTAAAGTACGATTTTCCTCTCGATAATGAGGTGTTTGAAATTATAGGAGAGCGCAAAAATCAGATAGAAATTCAGGGCGATTTTTCGGCAGGAACTCACAATGTTCTTCAATCGTCATGGATTGATAAGAATAGTATTAAGGAAATTTTACAAACAAATTAAATAACAACATGGAATTAGCATTAGTAAAATCCACATTAAAAGGAATGAAGCCCAACACACCGTTAAAAATTAACGGATGGGACTTTCAGTTTTTAAAACTTTCCCCTAACGGAAAATATGTAATGAGTGTTGACGGCAAATCGCTGTATTACTCAAAAATACATGCAATAGAAATTTTACAAACAAATTAAACAACATGAAAATAAAAACATTCAAAAACGGCTATAAACACGGATGGGAAATTAATTTCATCATCAGCGTTTTCAATTTAAGAATTGCAAGGTATCAATTGGCTTTGTGGTGTAATTATAATGCTATATTTAACTTTGCACTATGATTAAAGCGGTTTTAATATACCTTGCACTATTACCAATAGACTACCTGATAAGTATATTTACAAATAAGACTTTTAATGATGCTCATAAGGAAACAATGAACGCTATAAAAAACTCTTTGAAATGAAAGAATTGAAAGACGGCACAAAAGTGTCATCGCGAAGCTATTACTTTCTATTAGACTGGAATGAGCAAGATGAACACAAAACTATTTATAATTCATGCGGCAAAATGAGCTTGTCGGAATTAAACGCTTTGGAATATTCGTTGTTGTTTCAATATGCAACAGCGAAGGAGATTGAATCGTTGAGGGTTAAAACAAACGAAATGGCTAATTAATATTTTAATAATAATCTCTAACAAATGAAACTAACAAACTTATCCCCAATTCAAACTTGGGTAATCGGGCTAATCATCGCATCAATAATGCGGCTTTGCGCTATCGGGGTGGCTGGGGCGCAGACGTTTACCCTAACGAACGCATCAAAGCCTGTAATATGGAACACTGTATCAACCTCAAAGGAATACACGTTCTCATTCTATTTTAAATCAGATACAGGAACCCATGAATTAAGAAGTGTGCCGCTATGGAGTTGTGCTAATCAGGGTGGCAGCTTATCATGGCAGTATCTTAACTACAATTCGTTTGAGATTCAGCTAAATCAAAAGATAGGCTACCAAACTATTTGTGATGGCAACTTCCATAAATTAACTTTCAGGATAGGCAAAGGAGTACAGGAGGTTCTTATAGATTCAATTCTGTTAGCAAGTCAGCCGTATGGTGAAGTTTCGTTTAGCGGACAGGCTATGTTTAGCAGTACAAGCGATTATGATAGGGTGAGCGGTACAATAAAAGACCCGATGTTTGTTGACAGGTATGTATCTTCAAGCAATGAACGACCGATGCCAAAGGGCACGTTATTTAAACGGAATCTACCAGTTGGCTTAGTGTGGAACGATGAAATAGGGCAATGGGATTGGAGTAATGTAAAGCCTCTTTATATTCAACTTTCAGAATGTCAGCGATTAGCATTCCCTACAGGCGCCCCCAAGATTCACCTATACTTCGATTTCTTTCAATTGGGCGGTCAGTTAGATTCTACGGTATCAAAAGATTCAGCGATAAAAGCGGGTGTGATGATTGCTAAGTACATGGCTGATTATAATAATTGTGATGTTCGGGCTATTTCTAATTCACAAAACTATTGGGACTATAAAGACCAAGCAACTTCTGAATATGGAAAGTTTAATGCGGCAATGCTTACGCTTGCAAACAGTAATGCAGCATATCAGGTAAGGGTTGATTGTTCCTTGTCGCAACTAGATGATTTGCCGCCATTCAAAACAATTACTACAGAACAGTTCGCGGCCATGTATCCAAATGAACCATTATCAACCTTTGATGGTATGGCTGGAATACTTGAAACACAGTACAGGGATATACAGGGAAAATTAAATAAACCTATTTTATTTGTAGTTGCCGACAATGAATATGCAAACAAATGGCTTGACACCGCTAAGTATGAATTGAATCCCGCTTGTAAGGCCGATAAAGAAGCATCACATTTAAGTTGGTGGGGTTACTGTTCACAGCAATACACTAATGCAATGAACAGGATTTATGCAGGTATTAAACGTGCTTGTCCTTCTGCTGAAATCGTTGAATATGATGTAAACTGTCTTAATGAGTGTAACTATTACTACGACCCTAAGTTTCAATATAGGATTGCATTAAACACAAACAGACAGGGCACAGACCAATTATATCCACGCAACATTAATGCAATGCTAATGGGGTACGGGGACTATAGAGGATTGTTGAATTACGAGCAGGTGTCTAAACGCGGTCAAACTAAATCGGGCTACAACTTAAATACTCCGTTCGTTGGTGTCGGTTATTTAGGCGACCCTAATTTTGATATTGATGCAACACATATAATCGGATTGGAAACATTTTTAGTTGCAACAGGGTCAGCATCTTTATATCCTGCATTATTCATTCAGGGTGGAAACAATCCTAATCCTAAATCATTGGCGACACAGTTAATGGCGGCATCAATAGCACAGGCGGCTTGCAAAAATATATGGGACGTTGTTTTAGCAGGAAGCACATTACCCGGTGATAGGAGCAACGCATGGAGTTGTTACAACGGGACTAATTATACATTTTGGTTTGGCGACTTTGAGTGCATTGCAGGTGTTAGGCAAATACCGAATACAACAAAATATGCTATATCAACCTTTCATGGTGCTGCTACACTGCTTAAAACCGATTATCCTTATAAAAAAGCAGGTGGTATCTGGTTGAACGGGAAATACATTCCATTAGAAGCAGGGGCGCAAACTTTTGTATATACCTATGATAGTTCAAAGCCTTATGAGAAAGGTAAAAATCCGAAAAGGGTTAATAGTTGGGTGAAGTTAGGAAGTATGGATAATTGGCCTAAAGCGGTTGCGACGGAAGAATAACATGGGAGTACACTTAATAATATATAAAATAAAAGGCAAGTCTATGGAAGAAACATGGGGCGGTAAAACTGTTCCATATTATGAAGCAGAAAATGTAGATTGGTGGGACACATTGCGACATAGCGGTGATAGAGATTTTATTTTGAGCACAGAATTTAACTGTGTTGATAATGATAACGAAGTTGAGGAACAAGAATATTTCAGACCAAAGGATTTTGCAAAAACAAGGCAGTGGGTAAGGGATAATGTTGTTGGAATGAATCAGCCGCGTTTATTGGAGGCTTTAGTTAAAATGGAATTAGATGAATCGTTGGCCTTTCATTGGTCGTGGTAAGAGCATGAAAATACTTATAGCAGAAGAAGACAATGTTATACGCGAAGTGATAGAAAATAAATCACATTCGCCCCATCTGATTATAACTCCATCGGGGCAAGATGGTATTGATGTTTTTAACGGAACATTTTCTGATATAGTTTTTGTTCCGGGCTATATACCCGCCAAACCCAAACCACGCGGCACTAATATGATTCCAAAAAAGAAGAAAAGAAAATGACAACACAAGACGAACACGAATTAGCTTATTTCAAAATGCAGATGCTACAAGCTGAAATAGAAATGAACGCAATGATAGCGGAAAATAAAAACTGTGAATTAAAGGGGCAGCCTATGAAATTTGCCGAAAACCATTTTATGAATTTGATTGATAGACACAGGATTCATCATAATGCGTTTCCGTCTTATACAGGCAGATAAAACAATAACAGGCTTGGTCGCCTTCATAAAAACCGTATAGAAAAATGGAAGATAAAATTAACTACGGGACATTGGTTGACCCCGAAAAAGAATATCCTGTAACATACACAATTGCACAGGATGGAACAAAAACAATTCAGAACACCTTTTTAAAAGGAAAAGATTTAACCGAAAATCAGATTAAGGAGCTGGTTGAATCGAGGGGTGTTGTTATGCAGGTGGTATAAGTTTTTAAGTTTTTTCATAATGGTTGTTCAATCCGTGTAGCGTGGTAACTATGCGGATTGCTTTTTTTAATTAAGCCCCAACCAACACACCCGCCCCCAACCAACAACATAAATCTTATTGCAGTGAAAGTTGCCGCATTGCTGGGGTGTGAGGGAGAGTTTATAGTGCAAAGTATATTTAATGTGGGTTCGTTGCATGGGAAAGGGTGTTAATGTCAATAGCAAGACCTTGTTCGATAAGATTGAATACATCAAAATGCCATTCATAAAGTTTTTGAAACAATTCAAGTTGATTATCAACGTGGCGGTCGTCCTTAGTTGCATAATCATGCGCAAGTCCGCTGTCATAAAATGTGGTTTTGAACGACTTGTTTTCATCATCATATTCAAAACACCTTGACTCCCATTTACTCAAATCTCTGTTTGCTCCACCCTGCAATCCGCTTATTTCTGATAACACATCAATCGGTACAAGTTGTTCGCCATTAATCTCAATCGTTTTTGTTAAATCCGATAATGGCCGTAGAATTGGCTTAAAATAGCCTTTGTGAGTTAGCCAATTATAATCAGAAGGCGTTAATATCGTTTCTTTTTTAATATTCCCCGGCCTTTCAGCCCAACGCACTTTCAACCCATACGGCAAGTAAGCCGATAAATGTTTTAGTTCTAATTTTTTCTTTTCCATTTTATTTATTTTATCCTCAACTCCAAAACACCACCCACCGACCCAATATCGTCACTGCCGTCTGCCTAATATAACAGACGCGATTCTGTTGGAAGTGGAAAGTAAGGGTTGTCATTTGATGTTTGATAAGGGGTAGGAATTAATAATAATGCCACATTCAATCTCTACCTTGTTGTCTAATGTATCATAGCCGTGTAACTCTTTAAAGTGGTTCGCGTTCTTTCTTATCTGGCTATGCTTATATGACGCTTCTTTCAATGCCGAACCAACTTCATCAACACACTTAGCCCTTATATTAATTATCAATTGATTTCTAACCCTATCGGTTAATTTAAAATCAATAACGCTTTCTAACCACCTTACTATTCCTTCGCTTGTCTGTATCATTTCAAATTATATTTCTTTTTAATTATATCCATCGGTATTCTGTCCAACTCTTCTTTAAATTTAATCTGCCCATTCAAGGCCTCCTGCATTTGTTCAGCCAATTCATCGCCAAACTCTTGCCGTATTTCTTCAATGGTCATTTCTTTGACAACGGGGTTGTTTCCACCAAAATAATCATAATCTTGGTTTAAGCAGATGCAGTCTAAGAAATAGAATCCGCATTTATCGCAACGTAGTTCTTCTGCTGTGTCCATTACTTTTCCTCCAATAGTTTAATAAGTTTTAATACCCAATCTAAAGTTACGTTTTCTCTGACTTGTACTTGTTCCAAACTGTAATCAGAAATAGTTATTACCCACATATCTGATTCCTTATATGCTGTCACAACCGTGTCCGGGGCAATGTGTTTATAATAATCTATGCCATCTGGCGTAAATCCGTGTTGTAGTAGTTCGTTCACTTATTCAACTCCTTTACATATTCAATTATATCCTTAGTAGAACTTAGTTTTGATGGATGATTGCCTAACAATCTTTTTGCTATCACCTTTATTTCATTAAGTATGGCTACTTCTTCATCCTCTGTAATACCACAATCTTCATCGAACATAAAGAAGTCTGCTTCCGCTAAATGTATTGCCGAATGTATTGTGGCTATTTGTTTTATTTCTAAAGTTTTCATTTCTCTAAATGCCTATAATTTATCCTGTTATTCTCCGCCAACATTTCATACAGCCTTTCTAACAATCGGTTAGACTGTAGTGCCTTGAAGTATATCCGTTCGTTTCGGGCCTGCTGGCCGAGGCGTTTGACGCGAAGGATTCTGTTGTTTATGTTGTTGTTCATTGGGTATTACAAATTAATCTTTTCCTTTAAAATAAAATCTCTAACCATAATATACCGCTCTTTAAAATCTGCATTTTTAATAGTTAGCTTTTCAGCCTTTCTTGTTGCTACTGATACTGCGCTATGAGAAATGTCGCTGTACTTTGCTAAATTCATGCAGCCCCTTTGATAGTTGCTTTCCTTTGCTTTTGGATAAACAAATTCAGATACCAAAAGAAAAATTAAATAACGAACGTGGAGGTGTTCGTAGCACCTGCTTTTAGAAAATACAGATTCTTTTTTTACTTTCAGATACTCATAAACAGCATCTGCAATTTTCTCAATTGTTAATCCCTGTAAATCTTCGGGTTCTGTGTCCATTATTATTTTTTGCCTGAAAACAAGATAATCTTCAACCGAAAATCCGTTTACATGAAACTGAAACCATCCGTAACTATCAGTGTATAGGCGACCTTCTTTACCATCCCAATAATAATCTTTTTGCGATACTTTTATTCGCTTTAGTTGTGGCATCTTTTCATCGTGCCCGTTTGTTGGGGATAGGTTCATAGCGTTGTTATTTCCCTCTGAACATACAAAACAACAACCTCACAAGCGGCCAATACAGATGCGCTTGCCAATGCTTTTAGTATCGCTTCGGGGTTGTCAAAGTATAGGATTTCCTTTTCCATGCCATCATCTATACGTACTTGGCTAAATCCTTTGCCGTTCCAATAATCACCGTATATGTTGCGGATTGCGCTGCGTTGGGTCATTATAACAGTTTTTACTGTTTTTGTTGAACATAATTTACAAACGAATCTATGCTTATTGCCTAAGAAATGATTTCCACAACGGCTACATATGTTTTCATAGTTGCCGTTTTCTTTCTCGTAATCCTCTGGCCAATTGCCTTTGTATTGGAATAGGTCAGCAACCGATTGGTGAGGCGCAAGTGCGTAATCTGGGTGTGAACGTTGCCTTTCTTCTTTGTCCATACCTAACTCATTCGGATTGAACATTGCTTTGTGTATAGTTTCAAATACGCCTTTAATATACTCATTGTGAGCTTTGGCCTGTTCTTTATTTTCCATTGTTATTTATTTAACGTTTTTATCATTTCCTTAATTTCATCATCAACCGCGTCTGAATCAACCAATGCCCCAATACTTTCAGTGGCGCAATGGAAGCAAAATTCAATACTTACATAGTAGCTTTTTGCTATATTAGTTCCATCGTGCGTATCTGCCGAAGTGTAGTTTTTTAATTCAACTTTCTTTCCCTCCTTCAACCCTATTTCAAGTAGTTGCAGGAATCGTTTAATGTCAGCTTTTGTTACTAAATTCATTTTGTTTCTGTTTATAAATTTCAATTATTTCCTTAAAACTCTCTTTAGAAATTCGTTTAATGTCATAGATTTTACACCACCTCATACAATCATCATAGTAGAAAGTTCCCCTATTCCCCTCCACCCTAACCTGTACCGTCTTTTGGGTGTAGCGGTTGTCGAGGCGGATTCGGGCGGAAACCACAAAGGAGAAATTCATTTTACTATCTTTAAATAATCCGTTTTATCCTTTGGATTGAAGTTGCCGTTTACTAATATGTTGCAGCAGATGTTGGCTAACATTGCGTTGGTTGAATGTTGGTGTGGCATACCTGCATTTTCCCACCCCATGTAAATATCTTCCATTATCTTAAAGTCATCGGTATTAAAGCCCTTTATGTTTTTATAATTACCGTCACAGTAATCACCATCTTTTCTTGGGTCAATACTATTACCTAATCTTATTTGAGATAACATTAACCCGCCACGCTGACAAACCTCGCAACCTTTAGGGAGGTTGTTTAGCCTTTGCTGAAAGATTTTCGCGTTTTTTGCATTGTCTGCAAATACCTCTATTGCGCCATCCCAATAGTTACGGCCTGCGCTAATCATTCCCCTTACCACCAACTGCAAACAATCCCATGCAATCTCTAACCGCTTTCCTTCATCGGTTAATTCGTGAAATGCTTTGTTTCTTTTTTCTAAATTGCGTATCTTTTGAAGTACGCTTGTAAATTTGATTTGTGGAATGATTTTCATTTTGTGATGTTTTTATTTGTTATCTAATATTGCTTTAATTGCTCTTGCTTGTTGTAATGTAATACCTAATGAACCGTAAGATGTTAAAACGTCTTTTATTTCTTTTTCGAGTGTGCGCTTTTCCTGCATATCCAATATGTGCTGCTTAGTTAAATATAATTGATAGTTCCATTGGCTGTACTCTTTGTTTTCATACCTTAGATTTTCAAGAGTTATTTTATTTTGCCGCCAACTCACACTTTCTCCCTCAACCTCAAAATACTTTCTCCCTACTTTAATAACCGTTACCTCTTTAATTTGCGGGGGTTCGTTTCTGCTGAACACTTCTCGGTATAATTTCTGCCCTACTTCTATTTTCATCTCAATGCCCTCACAATTAAATTCTTTCCCCCTACGTGCGTGTTAAGGTGTTCTTTCATTTCAACCGCTTTACTATAACTCCTTAGCGGGTTGCCGTTTAAATCGCGTGATTTATATAATTCATCCGCGCCTGTTTCTGTTATCTGGAAGATAGCGAATAGGGCTTTCGTTTGGGTGTGGTGGCGTTTCATGCTGATTCCTCGCTTTCTTCTTCTTCTTCTTCATCGCCAAAGTCCCCTATAATATCCTTGCACAGTTTAAGGAGCTTTACTTTATACTTCTCTTCCGTTTCAGAAAGTTTATTGTTATCTGCCATTGCGGTATAGTAATCTTGTAAATCGCGGTAGGTGTTTTCAAACCTACAATAACCCATGTTTGCCATTTTGTTTCTGATTTAATTGTTACCTGTTTATTTTTCTTGCTTTTCTCCCCGCCTTACTCTTTGCCCGATTCTTTCTTTGCTTCGGGGTTAATGGTGTCTTTGGGCGTTCCTGTTTGAAACGGGGTGCAGGTGCGTTCATCATCGCTTCACCCAATGCTGCGAAGGCTGATAATTCTAAAAGTTTTGATTTGATGCTCATGCTGTTTTTGAATTTTGTTTATTAATTATTTTAATCACATTGTTTACTTCTTTTTGGGACACCTTCATTATCCCGCTTCTCCTTACAGATGTTGGTACAAAATAGTAGTATCCTCTATCATCCTTTTTAAAGGAGTTGCTTTTTATTAAATCAATTATATCTTTTTGTTTGCTGCTTAGTTTCATAGCGACCTGTCCCCTTCCCCTTTTTTGTCGGAATCTGATTTAACGTTGTCAAGATACGCAACCGTATTGGCATAGCTGAATCTTTCTATTTCTAAATCCATTACAGGCGCATCCATTTCTTCTGCCTCGTCAATATTATTCCTGCGGCAATATGCTGCCGCTTCTTTTTGTGCTGTTTCCCGATTGTCGCACATTAGGTTTAATGTTCCTGCGCCTGTTGTTCCTTTCCATAATTGAAAGATGTAGTTATTCATGGTCGCCTCCTTCTGTTATATCGAGTTCCATATCGGGGAGTTCATTCTGCCTGTCAAGAAGTGCCAACTCTAACATTTCATAAAGCATTGGCGTTGCTCCGTATTTGTTGTAATGTTTTTCGAGCTGCCCATAGGGCATATCGTAATCCTTTGCGGTTTGGCTGATGAAAGGGCTTTTGTGTTCCATAATGTTTGAGCATTAAAGTGTTTGAGTTAAATTTTCCTTTGTCTTATTAATCAGTTTGCCACATTCTCTAAGTAACTCTGGCGTTAGTTCTACGGATGAATCAATGGCGTTGTATAGCTTTTTGAGGGCGGTTAACAGTTCCCTATTCTGCTCCATCAACTCCACCGGGCTTAGACCTGTTTCATTAGCTACGTTGAAGGCTTCCGCGATTAGGGTGGCGTTGGCTATATCTTCCTGCTGTGAAAGTTCTTTTTCTTCATAGCCTGTATCATTGGTGTAGATAGAATATTGACCATCTCCGTAGCTTCTTACTTTTACCGCTCCTTTTGTGTGATGCTTCATGTCGTTATTTAGTTTTTAAATTTCTTTGATATTCCATAAGCCCCATAAATTCTTCCACCCATTCAACCGTTAATTTTACAACTCCGCTATTCTCTGGGGTCTTACCTTTTGATATTTGCATAAACCATCTTTCGGCAGGGCGTGAACCATCGGGAATTAATCCATTTAGTTTTTCTGATTCTTTGTAATAACAACCTTTACTTTTTGCAATTGTCCCGACTAAACAGCAACATTCACCTTCATAAACAGAACCATCTACGCGGCCTTCTTTTAGTGCTTTTAATAAAAATGCGGTTTCGTTTGAGCGTAAAAGTATAGCCCAAATATCGTTTTTAAATGCAGTTAAATCCGCATCAGTTAAATTCGCACGAGTTAAATTCGCACGAGTTAAATCCGCACGAGTTAAATTCGCATCAGTTAAATCCGCATCAGTTAAATCCGCACGAGTTAAATCCGCACGAGTTAAATTCGCACGAGTTAAATTCGCATCAGTTAAATTCGCACGAGTTAAATCCGCATCAGTTAAATCCGCATCAGTTAAATTCGCATCAGTTAAATTCGCATCAGTTAAATTCGCATCAGTTAAATTCGCACGAGTTAAATTCGCACGAGTTAAATCCGCACGAGTTAAATTCGCCCTCCATTTTTCTTTTACTTCAATCTCTTGTCTGATATACTCTTTTACGGTTTCGGCAATTGTGTTATTTTCTTTTTCGTATTCAAAGATTATACTGCCCGTCCAACGGTTTTTAATACTAAGTTTAATTTTCTTTTCCATTTTATTTATTTTGTTTTTGAGTGTGAAATTTTACAATTCAATATTATATTCTTTTGCAATCTCCGTTGCCTGTTTCCATAACTTTCTTTTCTTTTTAAGCTGATACCATTTGCAGTTAATGTACTGACGGCAAATGATGGCTATTTTTATTGTTGCTGTGTTACGTGTCATGTGTGAACCTTAAACCCTAATTTTGTTAGTGTTTCTATTGCTGTATTGTAATCCTCCAATGTATCGTATTCGATTACATTATTGCTGCCATACGCGGCTTTTTCATGCCTTAATGCTGCTGCCTTACTGATTTTGCCAAGTGGCACATAATACGGTTTTCCAAACTGTGGGTTGTGCCTTTCTTTTATGTAGTATTTCATAATTTTTTCTTTTTTCGTCCGCCACCGTTAAAGGGGGCTAAAGGTTATATTGCATTAAAGTTTTTAAATATTTCTTTGTGCAATGCTTCATTTGTCTGAACATTTTCATTTCCTATTTTGTCCAAAACATCCCTTAAATAATCGTCATGGTAATGGTATCCGGTGCGAACGTTTAAACCGTAAACATATAAGGCATTTGCAGCGCGCGTTCTCTCTGTTGCATTGTACCATGTTGAAGATTTTAGTAATTGAGAAGATATATTAAACCGTGTTTCCTTTTCAATCTCGTTTGTCACGCCTGACACATCAGCTATCCACCTAATTAGTTTTTCCATTTTTATTACCCCATCTTTTTAAATTTCCTAAACCTGATTTACCAACCTTTTGCCCTGATAACTTCATAGCCTCAACCATATACCCTTCTTTTAATCTTTCCTTTAATCGTTTCTTTGTCTGCGGTGAAACCATTTCTTTTGTCCTTCCTTTTTCACCTTGTTTAAACCTGCTTTTTGCACCTTTTAAAGTTAAGTTTTTAGTGATGCACTTATGATAGTTGCCTAAAGTTTTCAACCTCGTTTTTTCGCTGCTTTCCTTGCTGCAAATACCCTTTATTAAATCAAATCCAAATTGAATTTTATATTCCCTTTCCGTTAAATCGTGCCTTTGCCGTACATGGGTTAAAACTCTTTTAAAGCACTGCCCGCAAACCTCGCATTTTGGATTTCCTTCGCTGTCGTATTCTATTGTGCCGTACATTTTAAAGTTCCTGTTTAATTTTACTGATGATGCGAGGGGGTGAAGTAGTCCCCCTACTTGCTTTAATGCTTTCAGGGGCAACTACACTACACTTTTTTACTTACCTTTTGCATTTTTAACCGTTACGCCTTCGGGCAAATTTAATTTTTCAATTATTGCGCTTACTTCTGATTCGCTCATCATATCGTAACCCCTCCAATTAAACGCTAATTGCTTTGTATGGTCGTAAAAAATGCAATTCTTTAACGCCTTCGACCCTCCTACATTTAGCACTTGCAATTTAACCGCAAATTCTAAATTCGCCTTATCAATTTCTTTGTCGCGCTCTGCTTCCAACTTTTTTACTTCATCATTCTTTTTCAATTCTTCGCGTGCCTGTTTTGCTGCTGGTGTGTAATAACCCTCGTTAATCCTTTTGTTTTCTTCTTCGCGCTGCTCCTGTGTGAGTGCATCAAAATTGCTTTTTGTGCTGTCTGCTAAAAACTTTTTACCTGTTAGTTGCTCCAAATAAAAACGGGCTGCGCTTGCTTCTTCTTTCCACTGTGTCAATACGTCTAACTTTTCAAGAGTTATTGCGTGCTGCACCTTGTTTTCTGCCTTATTCAGTTCATTAAATTGTTTAGGTGTAAGCCTGTAATAATCGCAAAACTGCTTTTTAAATCCTGCGTCATTCGGTTTAGTATTATTAAAACCATTGCGCAAATGGTAAAATCCGTTTGCTACTGCGTACATAGGCACTCCATTATAATCACATAAATGCAATTTTACAAACGTTTCAAACTCCGGGAAGTGCTTTATAATATCCTCATGGATGCAGCCGCCTGAAATAAAGTACCGGTCTGTTTTTGGCTTACCTGCTTCGTATATATCGCCAGTGATTGAAAAATCCTGATGCCCGTTTTTACATTCGTCATCCAAGCGAATTTTAACGGTTATTGATTCATTGCCTATTATCTTTGTAGTAGAATAACGTAGGCTGTTAGTTGCTTCTTGCTGTACTTCTTGTGTAGTTGTCATAATTTGGAGTATTTAAAATGTTAGTGTTTGAATATTTGAATAGGGGATTGAAAGATTAATTATTTTTGTTTAGGTCTGCCAACACATAAACGCCTTCTTTTATTTTTCGCTCGGTTGCTTTCTTGTTTTCGCCTAAAAATAGATTCCTGTATTTGCTTGTTGTGACTGAATAATCCCAGTATTGCCTATCCAATTTTATTTTTCCTTTTACGGGCTTAAATACTATCAGACTATTATAAGACTGAAAATAAATGCCGTCTTTGGTTTGGATTTCAAATTGATTTTTTACCGCTCCGTTGTTGCCTTGTAATTGTGTTACTTTTAAATTTTTCATTTGTGTAGTGTATTTAATTATTTTATTATAAGTGTGTGACTGTTTAAAAAATTTCTTTTTTCGGCTGGGGGGTTAATTATATCATTATAGGCGCGACCGACCCATTTACAGTGATACTAAATTCATTTGCATCCTGTTCTGTGTCGAAAATACATTCTCTCATTTTTCCATTTTTGGTATAAAAAACTATATATGCTTGTTGCGTTCCAATTTCTGTTTTGCCGCATATCGCTGAACTACTTTTTTCGCTTCTCATTTTAGTGTTATTTATTAAGTGTTTTTAAAAATTCCTGTGCATCTTTTTTCTTCCAAAAATATTTACTTGTTATTGGAGTTAAATAAATTACCCAATTGCCGTAGCTGCTATTTGATTTTATGATGGTGTTATACATTTTCTTTTCTGTTTATACTGGTTCCTGTTCCTGTTATTCCATTATTTCGCCCAATGGTTGAGGGGTTAATCAATAAGCATAATCATTGCTTGCAATTTGAATCACATCATATAACAATGCTTTTTTATCTACATTCTTTTCTTTGTTATACTTAGATTCTAAGAATGTTTGAAGCGAACATATACGCTCGTATCCTTTGTCGTTGTACTCTGTGCATAGCTTTGAGTATAGTTGCTGGGCTTGTTTCATCTTCGCTTGAATTATTAAGGGGTGAGTGATTAATTATAATATATTTGCACTGCATTTATCAAAGATAGTTTGCACTGTCCCGGCAAAGACTATTTGCCCTATGCGCTTACGGGGTGCGTTATTCTTTTAACAGGATAAAACCAATAAGAGTTATACCCATTGTTTGATTCATCCGCTAAACCGGCTTTTCTTAACTCCTGATATGCTTCGCTTAATTGGCTTGCATAACATTTTTCAATATTCGGCTTAAACGTGTCCCATGTTGCACTATTATTATTTCTTACTACATTTCTTGGATGCCCGTAAATATTTACGTCCCATTGCCAATATTCGTTATTTAACTCACCTGATACATACTTGGGTGGTGGAAATAATATATCACGTAGGTTTGATTCATGCGCTCCATTAGTTTTTAATAATGCTGCATATAGTTTTTGCGCGTTCTCTGATAGTTCAGTTTTCATCTTTCTGATTTTTTAATTGTTATTGTTGATGGGTGAAATATACTGCCATATACTAAAGTCTTTAAGGTTGAACTTATTTCGCCAACTATCGCCCCGCCTACCTGCTTCTGGTTATAATCATAGATGTAATAATGCGGTAACTCTGAATTAACTACCTTAATGTAGTAAATCATTTCTGATTTTATTTCAATGGGTCTTGATAACTGTTTCATCTTTTAACATGTTTTGCGGGTGAATGTGTTTCTATACTTTGTATGTGATAAGATTAAAATTTTTTAACTCATTAGTTTTGCAGCGCGAAGTAGTTTAACATCTCTTTCAGTTATATTCCTTACTCCGTTCTCTTTGCTTTCAATTGTAACGGCTGCGGTAAAACCTAACAGTTTAGCAAGTTCATATCTTGTTAATCCCTTGCGCTCCCTTATTGCTTTTAATTCTTTACCTGTCATTTTTATAGTGGGTATATATCTAAAATAAAACAATTTGGGTATAGGTTGTTAAACAGTTTTTCGGCATCCTCAATGCTCCCCGCTTTAATCACCTTAAACCCATCATTATTAGAATCATTATCCATAAACCGAATTTGAAATGATGTGTGCTTTGGTTTCATCTTGTAATTATTTAAAGTGTTATATTTAATTTGACGGGACAAACATACTACATTGTATGTTATCCTCCAAATTTATTTTGCCGTTTACAATCGCTTATGTTGTAAAGGGTTGATTATGAGATGCAAAAGTTTTATAATTGCCCCGCGTTGGGCAATGGTATAGGGTGGAGGTTACCTTTACTTATGCCGCTTTTTTGGTTTGCTTATTTACTATCTTATATTCAGGATGCTTTAAAAAGAAATAACCTTCTAACTCTTTTACGTCCGCATATACATTAAAATCTTCTGCAAATAACCTATGATATTTTACTCCTAAACATTCACAAGCTAAATGTATAATACATTCGCCAGTTATCTTTGCAAACATCATTAAATTAGTTGTTTTATGGCTAACCGATATATAACAATAAACTGTTTTACGTCCGCTCCCTATCAATCCTATATGGTTGCAAATATCATCAGTTAATATCCCCGGCTTAATTCCATAATGTGACTTAATAACTGAAAAGTTTCTCAACATAACAGAAAAGGTTTGATTTATCAAAGGTTCTGAGGCTTTCAAAATTTTATCAATGGTCTGTTTGTCTGTCTTGTACTTCATGCCGCAAAGTTATATTAAATTATTTTAACGTGTTATAACAGCGAATAAATTATTTGTTTATGCAATTAATGTCGCAACATATATTGTTTAAACAATCAATGCAATTGTATTTAATCCTTTTGGCCAACGCCATTAAAACATACGTAAATAATCGCACCAACATATTATACACTATACTATAGTTTATAACGCATTGATAATTAACGGATTGAGCTTTAAAACATTAATTTGTTTGAGCGGGTGACGAGTTGGCAGACGTTGAAATGTTTTTGGAGTGAGCAAAAAACAGGTACCGGGGCGGGTTTTAAACGTGATTTGTGTCGGCATGAGAGGTAGCGTGCCTTGCCTATGTTACAAAAATAAAAAATATAAAAAATTTGTAGAACCCAATACCATCAACGATTTACAGTTCAGTATATGTTAAAATACCACGCGTTAGGGTGTTATTACGACAATTCCGTGAACGTGCTTTAAACGGAGGTGAAAAACATAGCCGGTTACAAACGTGTAGGTAGTTAGTTAGTTTCGGAGGCAACGATAAAATAAGTTAATGTAGAAAATTCAGTTGGTTAAATTTAATTTCAAGTAATCGGCAATCCCCTACAAGTTGGAAATGTGGTTAATCGGAAATGCCGACAGACCATCTAACCTGAACCACCACATCGAAAAGTCGTGTCGGTTAAATCGGGGAGGGGGATAGCTAACAAACCAAAAATGCAAACAGGGGGTTACATAACCCGTTTAAAATGCGCGACAATGTCGTTTTTAACCAAATCTACGCACTATCTTAGGTGGTGTGGCGTTACCCACTTCCGCGTGCGAGGCGGAGGAGGGGTAAAAGGCCGAATAGTGGCATAAAAAAACAGGCTCATTTCATCAAAAAATAAATCCGACACGATGTGAAGGTCAAAAAACGCATCGTGTACGCATCGTGTACATCATCATGTACGCCTAAAACCATTGATATTACTATATGTTTTTAATTTATGTACACGATGACATGATATATAGAAGAATTGTATATACGCGCGAGAAGAAAGAAAATAGAATACATCATGTGTGTGTTTCTACCAGTAAATATAAACCTTCAAAAAATCGTGTCATCGTGTACATTTTCTGTAATTAATTGATTTTGAATATTTATGAATGTACAGGGTTTGTACACGATAACTAAACCTTAACATTCTATCGTGTACATTTCCTGCCTATCGTGTACAACATCGTGTACATAATGGGCAAAATCAGCCACAAAAATAAAAATGTAAATAAAAATAAATATTGAACAATGGCATGTTGATAAGTATTTTTTATTTATTTTGCTATTGTTATTTTTTTGATTTTAATTTGTACCGTTTTAAAAGATAAAGTAATAATGTCAGAGGTAAAGGTTTTGGAAACAAGAGGTTCAAAAAGGAAGTATGATTTCTCTGCTCTTTCACAAGTTGGTAGTATTATGGAGTTTGAGAATACGACCACAAATACCATAAGGGGGAGTGCAATGTATTATATTGAGTCCAATGGGCTGGATTGGAATATAAGGTGTTACACACAGGGCGAAACGGTTTGTATTGTTAGAACCAAGTAAATAAGGTGCAATAAATTATGAAATTTGACAACCTTTAACAATCAAATCGCACCAATGATGGCTACTGAAAATAAGGCAGCAATAGACTACTACGAATATATAGAAGCTGGCATACAGGTTATTCCTGTACAGTACGATATTGAAACAAAGCAGGTTGAGTACTACCCTAATTGGAAACAGGACACAGCCAATGGTACAAAGCCGGTCACGAAGGAATTAATGCAAAAGTGGCTTGCGAAAGAAGGAAAGCCCGCACCAAAAACGAATAAAGTAGTAGTATTTAATGGGATGGCGGTTTTACTTACAGGAAACCTTTATGCCTTTGACTTTGATGCTAAGAACTCGCCCAATAAAATTTCAAAGTATGGGGAGTGGGTGGATGGGGTAAGCAGCATTGATTCTGATATGGTGCAGAATTGCCCGTCAGAAATGACGCGGACGGACGGACACCACCTGTATTTCAGGCATAACGGGGATTTGCCGTGTGGCAAACTGGCAATGAGTGATGATGGTGAAATGATTTCGTTGCGTGGAGGTGGTTTATTGTCATTCTGCTATCCGACACCTGATTACAGGGAAATTAATTCAGGGTTGTTGGAGGGGATACCACTACTAACAAGAGAGCAGGCAGATGCGATGATGCAGGTAGCGGCAATGCTTAACCTTAAAAAGTTAAAGATTGAAGATAAAGATGCCCCGCATGAGCCGACTGAATACCCAAAGCGAATAAGTGCCATGTGCAGAAAGTTTGATTATTGCTCAAATGACAGCACAATACCCGATTTGGTTATTTCGGTTGGAGGCAAGCAGGTCAGCACAGGCAAAATGAATCATCAATATAAAGGAGAGATAGTTAAGTCTGAATATGTTACCTATTTAAGACCGGGGAAAGATGGTGTAAGAGATAACGATAAGCAGTACAGCGCGAAGTATTTTGTATCATCTAAGCGGTTGGTTAATTTTAGTGGTTCATGGGATATATTTCCTTCTCCCGAAGATGAAGCGGTGGATTTTAGCGGCAGCGCAAAGAAAGAGGTTAAGCAGAAACTGTATGTAATGACACCTGTTATGGTGGTTTATCACACAAGTGGTAAGAGTTGGGATTCAGCCGTTGAATCCATGAGAAGAATAGCGCAGCAACAGGGATTTGAACTGGACGAAGATGACGAACAGTACCCCTTGGGAAAGTGGTGGAGTTACATTAAAAAGGATTCAAGGGGAAAAATCATTGAAATTCCAGTTTATAATGTAGTTGATTTTGAAAAATGGCTTGTTGAATATGGTTTTGCATGGTATGGAAAGCAGTTGGTCTTAGCCACGAACGGAATAATAAAGGAAGTGGATTTGGTGTTTGTGAGAAAGGCAGCAAAGGATTACATCAAGCCGCTTGAAGAAGCGGAAGGGGAAATGATGAATTTTCTTACAAAAGAGATAAACAAAGACATTACTCCATCGTTCAGCGCGCTAAGAAAAATACAGGATGAAAATATACTAAGAGATACCTACGATTACTGCTACATTGCCTTTACGAATGGGGTAGTTGTAATAGACAAGGCCGGAAACATGAGATTGGTGTATGCAAGTGAGCTTAAAAGATATATTTGGGAAGAAACGATACTACAACATGAAATTACCATACAAACAACGCTTCCGAAATTAGAGAGTATTCCATTTGCAGATTTTTGTAATAAAATAAGCTGCGGCATTGCAGATAATTTCAAAACAATCACGACAACCATTGGATATTTGATACATGAATACAAAAAGCAGGAAGAACCCGTTGCGATAATATTTGCAGAAGATACTAAAGAGGTAAAAGATGGTGGCGGTCGCGGAAAAGGAGTTACGGTAAAGGCGGTTGGTTGCATCAGGAAAACCATAACGATAAACGGAAAAACATTTGACCCGTCTGCGTCATTTGCGTTTCAAAGGGTGACAGGAGATGTGAGGGTGGTGTGTATAGATGACATTCAAAAAAAGTCACAGTTTGAAATGTATAATTCGACTATATCGGAAGGGTTGACGGTAAACAGGAAGGGTAAAGAAGAAAGATGGATACCGTATCAGTATTCGCCAAAGATTGTGTTCACGACAAATTATACGATTGATAATGAGGCGGTATTTGAAAAGAGAAGACAGCGAATATTTTTATATGGCGATTATTTCAGCGCAACAAGAACACCTGCAATAGAATACGGACACGTTTTTTTTGTAGATTGGAATAAATCTCAATGGAATGATTTTTACAACTTCATGTTTTACTGCGTTAAAATGTACATGCAGCATGGAATTTTGGAAATGGACGTTACAGAAAACTATAAGGAAAAGGCGATAACTAATAAATACAGTGAGGAATTTTTGGATTGGATTAAAGACAACCATGATTTTTTTATGGCGGGATACAGGCCGTTTAATGAGCAGTACAAGGGATTTTTAGAGTTTTCGAGCTTTGATAAAAATAAATATTCGTCAAAGCAATTAAGTAACGCAATAAAATCTTATGCAGAGTTTCACGGATTGGTGGTCGAAAAAGACAGGTCATCGCAAGTTGGACGGGAATTAATGTTCCGATTGGTTGATAAAAAAGCCCCTGTTGATTTAAATGCGGATTTGAAGGACGAAGCAAATAACAATAGCGAAGGGGTGGACAATGGAATAGGGACAGGTAAAGATGAAAACGAAGGCGAATTACCCTTTTAAATAACACAAAATGAATCGTTTAGTCCCATTAAAATGCAAAAGTTGTGGAATTGAGGCCGAAAGTGGATTTTCGGTATCAGGGCAGCACGTAAAACAGGAGTGTAGAAACTGCTTAACTTACATTAAGTTTTACAAGCAGGAAGAACTACCGACAATTGCAGATATAAAAGCACGAATATTTGATTTGAACGATAAGGATTTGAAAAAAGTGAATGATTTGAAAAATAAAGTTGAGTTTGAAGAAACCGCAGTTCCAAACAAAAGATTTTGTGAATACTGGAAATTATATTTAGCGTCACGGGATGGGAGTAGTGTATCAAAACAAGGTGAGTTAGGATTATAAAATAAAAAAGGCATGGTAAAACTATTAAGAACAGACGGAGGTGGCAGCAGCACTACAGATGAAAGACTTGAACTTTTGTACAGAATGATAAAACATTGGCTGTATATGGTTGATGTAGATAAATGGATTGCAGAGTTACACGACCATGAAGGCGACTTAACGGTTACTTGGTTTTATGAACCAAACAAAGACATGAAAAAGGTGGTTAAGGAAGCATGGGAGTATCTTTCAGAATACAATATAGAACACGTTGTTGACCCGCATTACTGGATAAGATTATGACGCGCTCGCAATACCGTTCACAATTAAAAACAAAAAAATGGTTTGAGTTTAGGGCGTGGATATTAGAATATTACGGAGAAAAGTGTTTTAGTTGCGGAAAGTCAGAAAGGTTGCAAGTACATCACAGGTGGTATATAGATAAAAGGAAAGCGTGGGAATATAACACAAAGGATATGGAAATTTACTGTTACAAGTGCCATAAGTTATTTCACAAAGAACACGCAATAAAATTTTATACAGCAGATTTAAAATTGAAATATAAAAAGTTTACAAAATGAACCGCCCGAAAAATTGATAGTTACCAAACAGAAATGTGGCGGCAGAGGGAGTGGGGGAGGGATAGGGAATAAAGTTGAATTATAAAAATAAATAAAATGAAACTTACAGTACAAATAGGTAAGGACGAAGTAACAGGCCAAATCATAGCGTACAACCCACAACTTGAAGTGAGTGGATACGGGGAAACAAAAGATAAAGCGGTTGAAATGATGAAGTTTAATATGATTGAAGAATTAAAACATTCGGAAATAGACGATTGGGATTTATTGTATATACAGTCAGTGGGTGGTAACATTTTAACCCCCACCCAACCAAAGTAAAAATTGAAATGAGCGATAGGGATGAATTACTAAAGGAAGCATTGGAAATAATATGGTATGCAAATCAAGGATATTTTATTCAAGATAGAGCAACCGAATTTATGAAGAAATTAAAATACGATTATTACAACAGGGAAAAGTGGGCACTCAATGCCCATGTCGAAACAACGAGGTCAAAAGAATCATTGAAATGACAACATCGAAACCGAAGTTATTGATTAGTTTTAGCGGAGGCCGCACATCAGGGTATATGCTAAAGTGGTGTTGGGATAATCTGCAAGACAAATATGAAATGATTGTGGTATTTGCCAATACGGGCAAAGAAGTTGAGGGCACGTTAAAGTTTGTTTTTGATTGCGAATATTATTGGAAGATACCGATAGTATGGGTTGAATCAAGATGCAAGGACGATGAAGGTGTTCCATATTCTGAAAAAGGGTGGCAAGTGAAACACAAGGTTGTTGATTTTTTAACTGCATCGAGAAATGGAGAACCGTTTGAAGAAATGATTTCAATGTTGGGAATACCTTCAACTAACACTCCGTTCTGCTCCTATCAATTAAAAAAATATGCAATAGAATCTTATTTAGAAGATATTGGTTGGAAGAATTATAGTATAGCGATAGGGATAAGAGTGGATGAGATTGACCGAATGAGCGAACATTGGAAGCGGGACAAAATTATATATCCGTTGATTTCTATGGTTCCAACAAGAAAAGTTGATATTTTATATTGGTGGAATCAGCAGGATTTTAATTTAGAGATTCACCCATACGAAGGCAATTGCGATAACTGCTGGAAAAAAGACATGAAAAAATTGTGTCACAATTCAAGGAGAAACCCAAGCAGCTTCGATTGGTGGAAAGAAATGCAGGTTAAATATGGTTACTTAATTCCAAGAGAATCTAAAATTAAATTACGCCCACCGTTTAATTTTTATCGCGGAAATAAAAGCGTTGAGGATATATTTGAGTTAGCACAATTAGAGGATACGCAATTGGAATTATTTGCAGAAGATAATAGTTTAAACGGATGTAATGAAAGTTGTGAGGCGTTTTAACCCCCTCGCGCATGGGTTTAATTTGAAAAATGGAACGTGATTCAATAGACAACTATATCTGCAAGTTGGAGTGGGAAAATGAAAAGTTAAAGGCGCAGATAAAGAAATTAAAAGAACGAATTAAGAAGTTAATCAAATGACATTCACATTGAAACTAACGTTATCTGCACTTATAACATACTGCAAGAATTGTAAACTTGCGGAGGTAAAACATGAGTATGCTATTTATGATGCCGCAAGGTGTGTAAGGCGCGGAATACGTTACTTAAAAGATAAGCATAAATTGCTACTCAATCAGGATAAAGAAAGTTCTATTGGCTATCTTTTAGAAGATTCGGACAGAAAAATGCTAACCACATTGGCTGAATTAGAGTTAAGCGAAATGAAAGAAGGTGACGATAGAAATATTGATGAATTGATTGACGAGCCGTATCTGTTAAAGATAATTAAGGAAATAAAATCAGAAAGAGTTGAACTGCAAAAGAAGTTTGATTCACTTACGGATAAGATAATGGAGATTGAAAAACACATTAATAAAAATAAATAAAACAAAAACAAAACTATGCAAGCATCAGGAAAGTTAAAAAAGATTTTAGGAATCAAGGAATATTCAAAACGTGACGGCACTAAGGGTCGCAAGCAATTATTCGTAATCGAAGTTCAAAACGGACAGTACAGCGATGATATTGCCTTTGAAATAATGCAGGACACCGTAATGAAGTGGATTGAAAAGTATAAGGTCGGTGATTCGGTTACGGTTGATTTTAATCTAAAGTCACGGGCTTGGAACGATACCTATATAACATCGGCTACGGCATGGAAGATTGCAGGTGAAGCAGGTGCTGTTAATGCTTCGACACCCGCAACCTCGCAACCCGCAGGAGAAACGCAACAGATACCGGATAGTACAGAGCAACAGTTACCGTTTTAAATATACGCAACATGGGAGAACTAAAATCAAAGTATAGCAATGAAGATATAAGTCAGTATATCTTAAACCATGAAATAGAGATAAAGCCAAAAACATGGATTTATTGGAAGTGGCGTGATGACAGCCATAAAACATATTCTAAGTCTTGGGTTCAGGATATAATAGAAACGCAATGCGGTGACTTGTTAGAAATAACCGATACTGAATCGTGGAGTAAATATCCAACACGAATATTGAAGGTTGATATTAATATTATTCTGTCTAACAATGCTTCTTAAACAATTGGATGACGGAGGGGAAAATGTATGATTGAGATGAATAAAAATAAAACATTATGAGCGAAACAATAAAGCAACACGATTGCACAGAATACGCGAAGATAAATTGCAATTGCCCACAAGGGTTCTGCAAGTATAAGGGAATTGAAATTAGCAGAGCAGTACAAACATTAGTGGCACACCTAAAGTCAGACCCAGAATTTCATAATGGTTGGAAAGATAACATCGCAGTTGCAATACAAAACTCGTATAAGGATTTATATCCGATAACAAGCAGGAGTGGCGTTGTTGACATTAAGGTGCTTTCAAATAATGCAGCAGAAAGATTTTTGTTTAATTTAATCAATGCAGAATGATGGAATCAGAAAAGAAAAAAACGAAGGAAAATTGTTTAAGAAATTTAGCACAGGATATGCTTATGCACTTTGTGAAACATGGAAACGAAAAAAACGAGGATGGAATGCCCGAATCAAAAAGAATTGAAACGAAAATCGGTGGCGACACTTTGTATTTAAGGTATGATGCAGTAGTTAGGTATATTAATACGAAAGTGAGGCAGATGGTATGAAAAACACAATCCCATTAATAGACGAAATATTTTCATCGCCAAAAGCTTCTTACAAAAGATTTAGTAATGTATATCGTCCAGATAGCGTTCCATTTTGCGAAATTGGAATGATAGCAAAGTCAGAGAATATGAAAGTGCCGTTGCCAAAAAGGATAATAAACGCAATTAAATACATTTTTGGCTGTGGCACAATCGTAAGGTTTTTTGAAGATTATACTTTAGAAGAACAAAAAGAATATTTCAGAGCAAATGTTTATCAAAAAGAAATAAAGAAATGACACAAGAAACAAACAGGTTTAGGAATTTTTTCTTTAAAAAATTTACCGCAACTCATGGCGACTTTTATGGTGGCGACAATGAAGAACTAAAGAAGCACTTTATGTCAGGCGAAGTTAAAGTTCCTGTTCCAGATATATTTAGGCTCGTTGATGAATATGAAAACTATTTCAAAATTGCTGACATTCAGTGGCCAGATAGTTTCGTTGCTTCGCAGGAGTGGAATGAAGTGAAAGGAGAATGGATAGGCGACGGCTGGTGGTATATGGGTTGTCCAGTTGATGAAACTGAATATAAAATACTTGAAGTTTTTGATAGAGATAAGCACTACCATCCAATATTAGCTGATTTTGTAAAGATAAAATAACATGAGAGGACAGAGAAGCAATTTTGATAGATTATTGTCAGGAGAAAGCCCAAACAGTGAGGTATGTTCAAGGCATTGGCACAATCAACCTGACGAGCCATGCACTTGCCCAAAGAATAAACCCAAATATCACGTAGTTGAATATGCGGGGTTCTTTAAAATACAAGAAGGCGATAAATATGGCGATGTAGATATTTTAAATGCCGAAGATGTTGGATATGAACAGGCAAAGGCTAATGCGGAAAGAATAGTTAAACTTTTAAATTTATAAATTATGAACAAAAAAATAAGCATTGACGGGCTAACTATCGGAAGCAAAGCCCTTAGAAAAAAAGACAGTCACGGCACAATAGAATGGATTGAGTTTACGATTAACGAAACGTATCTTCCGCTAATGGCCGAATTTCCAAAAGATTACAGGCATATTAATGGAGGAGAAATAAACCCGCACGGATGGGCGGTAGGTAAAGTAAAATGTGATATATGTTCGCACGAATGGATTGGTGTCCGTCCTTCAAACCAAACTAAATTGGAGTGCCCCAATTGTAAACAGGTTGCACATTTTGAGGAGATTGGTGTATGATAACCCTGCATTGGGCTTACTTAGCCCTATTCCCGGCACTGTTTTTAATGGCGTTTTGGCTATACAAGATTAATAAAAATGCAGGTGGTGCTTATGATTTTGCAACTCCGTTTTTATTGCTGTTGTGGTTGGCGGTGCTGGCTATACTCTCACTTATATTTACATTCTTAATAATATATACTTAACCCCCGCACCCCAAAACACAAAAATTATGAAACGATATAAACTTTTAAACCCACTTCCCGATGCCAAAGCAGGTGACATCTACGCATGGAACGGACAGGGGTACAGAAACGAAACAAGAACTTCAACTGTAATAAGTAAGATTTGGGTCGAGAATACGGTTGATTGGTTTCAAGAGATAAAAGAGGTTGAGTATCCGGTGGGGATACTGGAATGGACTACGGGTTACGGAGAGAAAACAGAACTATCAAAGTGGTTCGGAACATACCAGTCGTGGTGTAAAGACAATGAGGGTGGTAAAATCACCAAAGTTCAGAACAACAAAGGTGAAGTGTTTCAGATTGGGGACACTGTAACGGGTGGAGAAAGAAAACCGTTTATAATAAAAGAATTTAATATAGGAGTAAGTGGAAAATTATGCGCCTATAGTAAAGGTGATGAAATACTGCGAATAGAACCTATTGATGATGCTACAAAGGTGGATAAGACTTTCACACCCCAGCAAATCAACACCGCCCTCGACAAAGCATACAACAACCTCGGACAAACAGTATGCGAAGGTTTAATCAGAAACAATGCAGACCCTATAATTGCAAGGTTCAAACAAATACTATTTAATAATTTATGAACAACAACCCCACCCCACTATCACAAAGCAGATTCGCTACGGATGAAGAAAGGCGCGCAGCTTATTTTGGAGCAAACCTAAGAATAGGCAAGAAGAAATCGCCAAGCAACTCGCTGACACAAGCGGTTATTGATTACGTGAAACTTAATGGTGGTATAGCTCGAAGGGTTAATACCCAAGGCACTTACGTTGAAGCCCAATACAACGAACGTGGTGTACAAGTAAAAGGCACAGGTGCTTACAGAAAAAGCGGAATGAAGCGGGGTTTTGAAGACGTTAGTTGCATAATTCCTCCGCATGGAAAATATCTTGCAGTAGAAATAAAAATTGAGCGCGACAAACTTTCACCAGAGCAAATTGAACGTAAGGCAGAGGTTGAGCGTGTCGGTGGCATATACTACGAAGCAAAAGATATAAATAGTTTTATAACATTTTACGATGGCATCAAATAAACCACAATTC